CCCGGATAGCACGGCATCCAGCGTTTCCAGCCGCCCTGGCGATACGCAAGCTTGGCCTCGCGGTACTCGTGCTGCTCGACCCCCATCCACTCCCACATGGGCAGACCGGGATTAGGATCCTCCCACTCCCGTGGAGAGTGTGCGAAGTAGCGCCGAGCGAACTCCAGGAAGTTGCCGTGGTAGTCGCCCAGCGTCCCATCGATGTCAAGCGACACCACAGGAACGCCGCTCCCGTTACTCCGCATGGTATTCCTCCGGACTGTAGTGACTGACGTTATCCAACGGGACATGGATCCGTCCCATGCCCTTCCCGATGATGAGTTCGCGGTGCTGCGTATCGAATCTCCAGCTCTCCCCAACCGGCACGGTGAAGTAGCTGGGTCGGTCCTGCCCGAGAAACCAAACGACCAAATGCACCCTCCTCATCGGACCTCCTCGGTGAACACGGTCCGTACCGAATCAAGCGGGATATGGATCTCATCGAAGCGTCTGTCATGACCGTGCTCGTTGAGGTATATGGTCAGACCTTCAGCAGTCGGTCGGGAATGCCTGCTGGAAACCCAGACCTCCTGCCTTCCGTCAATCCAGGTAACGCTGTATCTCCACTTCATCGGCGGAGCGACTTGGATGCGGACTGGGCGAGCATGAGGCCGTACCCCAGAGAGATCGATCCCAGCAGCATCCAGCCGATCGCTGAGTGGTCATGGCCCTTGAACCAGCTGACGATCGCACCGAACTGTGAGACGATCCCCAGGAGTAGCAACAGGATCGCAGCGATGATCTTCATCATAGCCAGGCCGCCGTTTCGTACGCGTGATGCGACAGCACGCCCTTGATCCATTGGCCGTACCGACCGACCCGGATGAACTTGGATGGGAAGCCGCTGCCCCAGTCGAAACAGTTGCAGTTGTTGGCAATAGGCTTGGTGACCTGGGCGATACCCGGCAGTGGGGGCTTGGTTCTTCCGGGCCACTCGACCGTCACGTGACTGAATACGTTGGAGGCTCGGTACCATCCTACGTCCGGCGAGGCACTGCACTGGATCGTGTTCTCCGGCGCGCGATACGGCGCATAGGTCCCGCGCTCTGGCGCGTCCCCAATCGCCCAGATCGAAGTGCTGTGGAACTCATGCTGCTGGTAGCAGAGCTGGTCCATCGGGATCGAGCTGATCACCACGTCATACTGGTGAGACGCCAGACCGACCGGCGTGAGAGGCTCAGCTCTCTCCTCCCAGCTGTGGATGCCCAGCCACTTTGACGTGACGTCAGCCTCGATCACCAAATGCGAGTAGCGTTCCCAGGCCTCATCGTAGGCCTCGCGGATATCCCAGGCCTGGTGGTTGTTATTCAGTATCTGCACCGAAGTCGTGACCTGGTTGGGTCCGTAGATCTTCTCTCGGTACTCCTCCGGCGTGCCGCCCAGCAGCGCGTACTCGACCTCGACCGGATCTGACTTGGTGAGTCCGGGGATCGCCCGGTGCAGGTACTGCGCGCCGAACATGTGGCTCTTCCGACGCTTCGAGTAGACCGTGACCTGCCAGCCCTTCTCCACCAAGGCATGTGTGGCGAACAGACCTGCCGGCCCACACCCGAGCACCGCCGCTCGCTTGAGCTTTTCCCGCTTGAACTTCACTGGTCCGCACCCTCCGGTCTCGAAAACATATCATCTTGGTCTGGATTCAGCGCCTCCTCCTGGAGGGCTGCCTCGCGCTCGGCTGCCTTCCAGCGCTCCATGGCTTCCTTGCGGATACGGTCCACTGATGGGTCGTATGCGTTGGTAACTATGGCTAGCACCCACGCCAGCTCCTGTGCGCGGTACTTGTCTCCGTTGTCATCGTGCTGACAGGGATCGTTGCAGTTGTCATAGGGGAGAGGCACCCCGTGGTACCCCAGCTGACCGCACTCGTCGTCTGCGGCCTGGCCGGTCATCAGACGCTCCATGATGGCATCCATCTCAGCCCAGAGCGCTTCGATCAGCGTCGGTCCGCCGTAAACCGGCCGCAGCGACGGACGATGCAGCGTAACCGCATCGATCCCTTCGAGACCACCTTGCTGCTCCGCTTGCTGTCTGGTGGAGTAGGCCTCGCCGGTTCCGTTCACCAGATATATCTCTTCGGTGTGATCCTCGAAGGTTAGGTTGGGGCGTATGGTCTCCATCACTTCTCCGCTGGATTGTGAACGTGGTCGTATTCCTCGCCATGGAGCCGGTGCACCGCATCGTGAAACGTCCGCCATTCGGTGCTCGCGTGTAGCCGCCGTTCATCGCGGTCCGGCTCCGGCCTGAACTCCATCCGGAGTTCGTCAGCGTGCCGTAGCTCCAGATGCAGCATCAGCGTCTCGTCCTTCATGACGGATACATCCGGCACTCGGATCTGAGGTGTCATGGTGGTCCCTCCTATACCAAACCTCAGACTACGCCTGGGATCTACACTGCCGCTACCGGAACTAGAGAAGGGCCGGACCGCTTCCCCGGTCCGGCCCCTCCCGCTTACTGCGCGCTGCCTAGAATGGAGGTTCGTCGCCGTCCGCCGTCGCAGCGGCACCGCTCTCATCATCGTCCACCGGGATGTAGCCGTTGAAGCCGACCTTCAACGACACGTCCGGGTACTCCTTCGTGGGCTTGGAGCGCTCCACGTTGATGTAGACAATGATGCCGGCAGGATCGCCCACCGCGCCGAGCTTGGTGATATAGCCCAGCTCGTCCACCAAGGCCTTGTTCATCAGGTCATCACCGGTGGCGCCGATGGCGTCCAGGAAGTTGGCGACCCGCTCCTTGGTGCTGTCCATGATCGGCAGGTGATCCCAGATCGGGCAGCCGTCATACTCCTTGTGGTTCTCCATCCAGGTACCGTCCAGGATGGCAGTCACCATAACCTTGTCGTTGCCGGTGTTGCTGACGCCCTGCTTCAGGGACTTGATGACGAACCGGTACGTCCCAGCGCGCGGCATGGGACCGCTGTACCTCTTCTGGGTTTCCTGCCGTTCCGCGCCATCAATGGCGTCAGCGGTCAGGGGAGCATCCCCGGCGCCCCATTTGGCCTTCGGCATTATTTCTCCTCTGTGTCAATCCCAAGCGCCGCAGCGCTAGCCGAGATTGCCTACCTACGCGCTGGTGCGCGTCGGCCTGCCCGCCTCGCGGGCGTTGCGACCGGCGGGATGATGATCCCTGCCGGAGTCTCGTTCTGGTGGCCGGAGTCGATGACCTGCAAGATCTCCGGCAGCATCAGCTCGCCCATCTGGACGTCCGTCGACCTCCCCAAGGCGTTGAACTGGTCCTTGGCGAAGTAGGTGGTATCAGTCTTGGGATCCTTGGTGCTCTCCCAGAGGATCCGCCGAACCTGGACCGGTCCCTCATCGGTCTGCTTGATGCGAGGCGATATGTAGCCAACAGCATGCATCATTCCACAGACGTAGCTGGAGACCTCATAGCCCTTACCCTGGATCGCAGGGTACACCAGCTGATCGCCAGTTTCCTTGTCTTCTGGGAACATGGCGTGTGCGGTGAAGATCGTGTGAATCGGGAGGTCGATCAGCCGCGCCACCCAGCTCTTGATGAAGTTCTGGGCGTTGAAGTAGTCCGGCTTGTCAGGCAGGTTTCTGTGGACCCGCTTGGCCGGGTTGGCATCCCAGGCCTCTGCCGCGTAGCTCAGCAACGCCTTGTTCTGAATCGTCCCGAGACCGTCAATCACCAGGAAGTCAAATTGGGAGGCGTTACCGTCCTCCAGCCAGGCAGCTGCCGCTACCGCCGTAGCGCTGTCAGGGATTAGCCGAGCGGTGCCGTTCGCGCCGAGCCGCGCTGCGGAGATATACCCTGGCTCCCCGGCGAGGAACAGGATGCGTCCCGGTGCAGACCCAGCGAGCACAGTCTTTCCGGTTCCCGGCCCACCGTAGATCATGATGTTCTTGTACTCGGTGGCGCCGGTCAGATCGAAGAGACCGGCTGCGAAATCAGCGGTGGTCAGACCGTCGCGCTCGGTCGCCATTACCAGCGAACCGAAACATGACGGCTGGCGAGGTCGGCCTTGACCGCTTCGAGCCGCTTGGGGCCGATGCCCGAGATCCGCAGAAGGTCCCGCGCGTCAGCCTGCGTCAACCGGTAGACGTTCTTGATGCCGCCCTCGTGGAGCAGCGTGTAGCTCAGGGCGAGGGCTGGGACCGTGTGCTTCTTGGCGACCTGGCTGAGCTTGGTGCTCTCCAGCGCTCGCTTGAGGTTCAGGTCGGCCATCCACATCTTGAAGTGCGGCGTGGTGCCGGTCGCCGCTCCGGAGCGCGCACGTCCCAGCCGCTCCGAGTGCCGCTCATGGGTTACCTGCTTCCGGACGTGCTTCCCGACCTTGGGCTTGCGTCGCTCGTTTGTGGCGATTACATTCTGCGCTTCCATCAGACCCTCCTTGGGGGCATTGATGATTCCTGCGTAGATCGGACTCTACTCCGGACGGTGACTGCCGCTATGCCTTAGGACGCGGCATGATGCGGCAGACCGTCGTCCCGCACTCCGGGCACGGACCCTTGGCCATAAGGCTGCCGGACTTGGCGACGTTCACCACGCCCTCAAACTCCCGCTTCTCCTTGCACTTGACGCAATATCCCTCGTATGTCTTGACTTCCGGCTCCATGGCTTACTCCTCAGCTGACTTGCGGTGATCGGCGTAAGGGTCCTGACGCCGCATCGATACCCGGGCCAACTCCTTCCAGTCGCCCTGTCTCTCCTCCAACTCACAGACCCCGTAGTAACCGCAATCCCAATTGCAGTCCCGGGTTGGGCTCTTGGTCATCTCGATGACCCCGTCACGGATCAGCTGCATCTGGACCGCTTCCGACTGGATCCGCCGGAGCTGCGTGACACGCTCCGCAGAGGTCCGATGCACCGGGAAGCGCTCGAAGATCGGAGGCGGTTGGACCTTCGATCGTTCGCCTAGCACCACGAGTCCCCGCGAGCGGGCCAACTCTTCTAGCTTGGGTATGGTCATCTTGTTCAGCGCCGGGCCTGGCTCAAATCCAAGCACGGTACCATAATCCAGCTTGACAGGCTTGTTGGTAGCGTAGCCCTGCGGATCCTTCGGTCGCTCATCCGGTAGCGCCTTGCGAACGAAGTTGTAGTTGATCTCTGCGATCGACTCATCCGGCTTGATGAGGCCTTCGCTGCGGAGCGATGCAGTAGCCACGGCCCAGTAGCTGCCGGCCTGGTCATCGATCGCCAGGTGCCCAGTCTGAATCGCCTTGGCGCTCTTGGTTTCCAGCAGCTTGATGCGGCCGTCCACTAGGTCCCGATAGACGCCGTCATAGGTCCCTTTGTACTCCACCATGGTGCCGGACTGCTCGTCCACCACATAGGCGGTCTGCCGAGTGTTATCCGGCCAGGGGACTGCGATGCTGAACGTTTTCTCGGCCTGGATGAAGTGCCAGGAGGAGTCCTTGCCGTACTCCTTGACGTAGAGATCCATCAACTTGACGCCAAGCTCCGCACCGTCCGCGTACTCCGCAACGCGCTCTTCAGTGGCGCTCGCCATCTTCACAGATCGCATGGTGTCCTTGGCGAAGGCCTCAAAGGTCTCTGCCGGATGCGGTCCCCGCGCTACGCCCGGCAGGTACCACTCAGCCAGTGCGATGTGGATGCCGGTACCGAACCACAGCGGAGTCGACTCCGTACCAACCGGAACGTAGCCCTCCCTGTAGCCCCACCACCAGCGTCGCTGGCAGCGCTTGAAGGCCTTCCGCTCGGAGGTCCGCAGGATCGGCAGGCTCATTTCAGCACCGCACGGATGATGGCGATGACGCCCACAGTCAGGGAGATCCCCAACAAGACGATTCCCAGGAAGTTCAGCACCGCGCTCATAGCCTGAACTCCATCCACGCGCCGATCGCCGCGAGGAACACCCCTGCTCCAATCAGGAGCAGTCCGCCGAGTATGGCCACCGCTCGGGCCCAACGCGGGTCGGTTCGCTGGGGAGCGTTGGAGCTAACGTGCTGCAACACCACCTCGTGCGCCGGGAGTTCGGGCAGGGTGATGTAGAACTCCTCCAACGGCCCGATATGCGGTAGGGCGGTGAGGAGTGGTAGCGGTTCGGCGTGGCGGTGCATATTCGGTCCCTTCGGAGCAATTCCTACGAAGTGGGGAGGTGGGGATTCGAACCCCAACCCTCCAACCCATGCGGTCTAGGGCGCCAGCTCCCACACCGCCGGTCGGTGCTCTCTCCGTTGAGCTACCTCCCCGAACCTGGCCGCCGTTCCCGGCGACCAGGGGTCAGATCAGAACGGTGCCTCGCCAGCGGTCGCAGCAGCCGCCGGAGCCGCACGCCGAGCCGGAGCGCGCCGCGCTGCCGGGCGCCCCGCAGGGGCCGGAGCCGGAGCCGCAGCCGCCGGAGCCGGAGCGGGCTTGGCTGCCGCACGGCCACGCTTGACGGGCTTGGCAGCCGGTGCCGCCGGGGCAGCCTCCTCGACCGGAGCCGTGGCAGCCGCAGCGGCCTTGGCATTGGCGGCGTTCTGCTTCGCAGCTTCGCGCTGGGCCTTGGCCTGCTCCCGCTCGGCGGCCTGCTTCGCGCGCTCCGCCGCACGCTCGGTCCGCTCGATCTCGGTGGCCTCGCGGTTGTGCGTGGACGACTGGTAGTTCATCCGGTGCGCCACGGCGAGCCGCACGCCCTCGTTGAAGGCGTCCAGCTTGGACTTCGCGGCGTTGGGGTCGTAACCGACCTCCTCCGAGCGCAGCCAATCCGCCATCCGTGCCTGCAGCGGAGTCGCCTCCTTACCGAGCACGTACGTGTAGTCCATCTCTTCGTATTCCTCAGCCGGTGCAGTCATTGCGTCTTCCCTCACTCGCCTGGATTGGGTACTCGGTTACCTTACTACGCGCCAGAGAACTGCCGCTGTCACCTTCTGATACGCAATGGCCTCAATCGGACTGTGCCACGACGGCCACGCCGCTCCTTCTGCTCCTCCAGCCTTTCCAACTGCTCCTCGCGTTCACCGACCTCCCAACGTCGACCAATCTCGAAGCTGAACCAGGCCGTGATCCCCAGAAGTACCAACACAATCATCGCTTGCCCTTCTGCAACTTTCCTTCGCGGGCCAGCTTGGCGATGGAGGCTCCGTCTAGCATCCGCTGCCCGCGAGCCTTCGCTTGTGCGTTCTGGACTGCAATCAGCTCTTCGATCGAGTCGCTGGACCGCAGGTAGTAGTAGGACCTGGGAACGATCTTCCGCTCTGGGTTGCGGTTATCGATCCGCCCCTCAAGCTGCTGCTGCTCGTCATCCACATAGGTCTCATCGATCACCACCATCGAGTCGGCAGCGTCCAGCGTGATGGCGGAGCCTCCGGCCTTGGTGTTGATCCACAGCAACGAGAGATCGGAGTCCACATCTTCAAACCTGTCAACCAACTTCTTACGGGCCAACCCGGTCTGCTCGCCGGTGATTGATCCCTGCTGGATATAGTGGTTGAACGCCTTACCAACCCCGTCACGGAAAACGTTAAGTAGCTTGGTGAACTGGCTAGCAATCACCAGCTTAGTTGCCGGGCGATCCGGGAACCCCAGCTGCTCCAAGAACTCCAGGATCCAGTCATACTTGTTGCCGGCAGCGATCGGCTGGAACTCCCCGTTCACCAGGATACCTTCGGCACTGGCAAACTGCTTCATTCGGGTCATCTCAGCCAGGACCCCAAGCGGGCTAAGGGTTCCGCCGTCGATGGTTGCCTCGCCATCCTTGACGATGGAGTCATAGGCCTTGCGCTGCTTGGCGTTCATCGGCAGGTAGATACCTGCGGTCAGACCGGAGGTCTCCGGATCGACATTGGAGGGATAGAGCTTTTCAGGCAGGTCTGCCCGGACCTCTTCACGGGTCCGCCGGATCATCACAGACCGCAGCTCATCAAGCATCATCGGCTCGCGCTCCTCAATGAAGCCATCCTTGATGATCTCATAACCGGAGTAGCCTCCGGTGTTCCAGTACTTCTGGATGAAGCGCCACTTGCCGCCCCACTCGACCGGATCGAGCCAGTTGAGCGTGCTCCAGATCTGATGCGGCTTGGAGCGGAACGGCGTACCGCTCATCGCCAGCCGGATCCCATCAAGCCGCACCAGATCTCGCAGCATCTCCATACCGCGTCGCTGCAGGTTCGGCGTACCGGTCTTGCGGATCAGGATCTGGTCCGACTCATCCGCGACGAGTGCGCCCCACTCCATCCCGAAAAGATGGGGGAACGAGTGCTCGTGCTTGACCTTGGTTCCACGATCCTTCTCGTGGCCGCAGTCCAACTCAGCCGTAGGCCGAACCGTGTACTTGGTCTGATCGCCACAGAGAGCGCAGATCCACCACGTCTGGGTACGGACGATGGCCGGATGCACGATAACCCACGTACGTTGGAGCGAAGCCGGTTCCTGCACACTCAGCTCGCGGAGCACTTCATCCCGTTTGGCCTTCCCGACCGGGAGCGTGATGACCTCCGCGTCCGGGCCAAGCCAGCGGGTGATCTCCGGTCGCCAGGTCAGCTCCACCGCGCCCATCGGGCAGACCACCAGGTACGGACCTGGGACGCCGGACTCCAGGATCCCAGCCATGGCCTCAGCGGTCTTGCCCAGGCCGACCGTGTCCGCCACCAGGGCACGCCTCCGGCCGTCACGCCCGAGCGCGTCAGCGATGAACCGTGCTGCGGCGCGCTGATAGGTCCGCGTACCCATGGCTGCGTGGAGGCGGGGAGCCACCTGAGGGAGTACCCGCAGATCCGCATCGGCAGCCCCGGCCGTGGACTCAAGGCTGGCGCGCTTAGCCTTCTCGGCCTTGGCCCACGAGGTCAGAAGCGGACCGATCACCAGTCGGGATCCGAACCGCTCGCGGAGCAGGAAGCAGGTGCTGAGATCCAACGGAAGGCTCCAAAGCTTATCCTTCCGGAAGTACGCGCCAGGAATGGAGGAGGAGAGGCCTGGTGTGGGCCCCTCGCTAGCAAGCAGGATGCGGTTCCCTCCGCGCTCCACCCGGACCGTCATTTCCACTCCCCGTCCCGCAGCGACTTACCGGTCCGCTTGTGCTCCTCGTATTGGGACGTAGCCTGGTCCCGGGTCTTGAAGAGACCTCCGGTGTGACCGCACGGAACGCAGTCCGCGTAGTGGCCTTCAGCGGGCTGGTTCATATATCCGCGCCGGATGCGGTGCCGACGCTTTCGGTCCGGGCTCATTTCCAGTCCCTTCGGTTGGGGCCGCTCTCTCGGCCAATGGTGACTATACGCTAATGGGACCTCCCCTGGCTGGGAGGTCCCACCGGTCGATCTCTCAGTTGGCGATCTTGAGCTTGGCCGGAGCACTGGCCCGCTTCGCAGCCGGACGACGACGTGCCGGACGCTTCACCGGAGCCGGTCGGAGCGCGGCCGATGCGATGGCCATCGGGAGGTCGATGATGAACGGGAAGAGGTGGGCGGTGAGGGCACCCTCGCCCGCGCTCAGCACGACCTCGACCACGTGCCAGTAGCTCATCCACGCGGCGATCAGGATCACCGGCGCAATCGCCCAGCGGACCCAGCGGGGGTGGGTCGTGGAGTTCTCCAGCAGGTAAAGCGAGCCCAGCAGCATCAGCGCCGGGAAAGCGCCAACGACCATTCCGACCGGGGTGTGGTTGGAGGCCATCAGGTTGGCGGCCAGCGAAGCCAGCGAACCAGCACCGAAAACGGTGAGGGCGGCAATCCGGCCGTTCCGGGCCTTGCGAGCGGTGGGGGTCATTTCTGGTCCCTTCGGTTGGGGGAGAGTCTCTCACGCTTTCCCCTCTGGACACCAGTCTACGCCATTAGTTGCCGGAATGGCTACTTGAATCCCCAACTATTTTAACTCTGGCTCAGGATAAGGGCCACCAGACTAATCACTGCAACCGCAATAGAGATCAATATCACGATTGTGGATCGTCCGTCCTGGTTACTCGCCTTGACGCTATTCTGTCCAGAGACGAAGTCTGTGAGAGGCTGGATCTTCCCAGTCATCTCTCGGACCGCAGCCGCTAGCTGGTCCCCGGTGACATAGGTGTTGCGCTCGGAGTTGATCTGCTCGCGCAGCTTGTTGCCCTGCTCATCCTTATAGGTCTGGTCAATCCGTTGCAGGGTAAGAGCGGCCTTGTCCGCCTCCTCCTTGATCTTGAGCGCCTTTTCGCGCTCCTCAGCCACCTCAGCATACCGCCGGTCGCGTTCCGCCGACAACTCACGCTGATGGCGCTCGCGTTCATCCACGAGCGCCTTCAACGTGTCAATGGTCCAGCCGGACTCCTGGGCTTGGGTCTCACCGCTCATGGAGGGAATTCTACTTGGCGGGAGCGTCTGGATCCCCCAGGAAAATGGTGCCTAGCTTGATGATGATGAAATCGTTCTCCGCGTCATAGCCGATGACGTCCAGGTCCGTTCCGCCAGAACGGACCCGTTCCCGGTCATCATTCATCTCGGTGGTGTGGAAGTCTCCGTCATCGTGGCCCTCCTCAGCCACCTCCACGACGAACTGGATATCGTTGTTGCGCCTGGCGAGCAGCGCTTGCGCGAGGTCGTGGCTGAGCATCAGGAGACCTCCACCAGCGCCGAGCCTTCGGTGGGGCTGCCCTTGGTGACAAGAGACCGGCCACGACCTACCTTGAGGATCGCCGTCACCAGGCAAGAGCGGAACCCCGTCACCGGGCAGCAGAAGTTGGCGACCCGCTGGCCATCCGGCAGGTACGTGATGCGGACACCGGAGCGGCCCACGATCGCCGAGTCATTGCTGCGGCCGATCCGGTTATACCACACCAGCGCCTGCCCCGCAAGGATCCCGCTGATCTCCTCATCGGTCGCCAGTTCAGGATCGAACGGGAGCGCTCGCTGAGCCTTCTCCAGGGTCTGCTGGATATCCTTGGGCTCCGCCTTGCGGAAGTGCCGGTTGGTCTGGACCTTGGAGGCCTCCGCGCTCGCGGCCACCTCAGAGCGACCCAGCAGCTTGATCGCGCCGGACGCATTGCGAGGCTTGGTGGTCCGGTCACCGTAGGCATAGATCGACGCGTCATACTGCCAGACCCCACCCCTCCACGCCTGCACGACCGTCTCGGAGCCGCGCGTCACGGTAACCTCTGCGGCTCCGCCCCGGACCTCCTTCAGCACGCTCCAACCCAATTCTCCGGCCTTCGCAGCGAAGGCCCTGGCCTTCCCCACGCTCCGGTCATCCAGAGCCTCTGCGTTGGAGCTAGGGGCGCTAGCAGCCGCCTCTGCGATGGCTTCCCGAGCCTCCGCGACTACGCCCGGCTTGGGCGGCAGCAGGGTGCGCTGGGCATGCTTGCGGGTCCGGGCTGCGGCGCTCGCGCGGTTCGCGCCCTTGGGTACGTTGGTGGTCACGATCTTGGTCCCTTCGGTCAATTCCTACGAACTAAATAGGTGGGGTTTTACTTGACGCCTCGTGCGACCCTGAGTCGCCGGTACCGTAGCCCAGCAGTCTTCCCGGCGCGCTCGCGGTATGCGATCTCTTCATCCAGCTCCGCGACCGTCATCTGCTCGACCGGCTTCAGCATGCCGGCACCGGCCGGAAGAGTTCTGCCTGGGCCTTCTCAGTGAACTCCGAGGAACGCTCGGTGGGGATCGGCACTACGCAGACGCGGTATACCTGACCGTCCGACGCCAGAACCTCGAAGCTCTCCGTTCCGGCCGTACCGTGCGATAGCTCGGCGCCAACCGCCTTGAGGTGTGAGTCGTCATCCTCGTTCTCGGTGAGGTAGACGGAGCCGAACTCATCCTCCAGATTCCCTGAGATTGCCTGGGCGATGAGTACGGCGTTGGACTTGGTGTGGGAGGTCTGGAAGTTCATGGCTGGTCCCTTCGATTGGTCTTACCGGCAGTATACCCCAGTGCGAGGGAGCCGGTTGCCCGGCTCCCTCGTTCCGTACTAGGCCACCAAGAGCCGCGTGGCCTCCTTGAGGTTCCGGACCTTGCGGGACTTGCCGTTCAGGAAAGCGGAGCTGCCCGCGTAGTCATACGCTCGGCCGTCCCACGCCATCGTCATCCGGTCCTTGCCCCGCTTCGCGGTGGCGACGTAGCGCTCGATCTCTTCGCCATCCTCATCGCTGACGACGGAGCCCAGGATCGAGACCTTCCAGCCAGCCGCCTCCGCGTGCGCCTTGAAGGTCTGCGACTTGTGGGTCTCGTCGCCCTTCGCCAGGATGACCATTCCGGCCCGACTGCGGCCGGTGGGCTCCGCCTGCGCCAGGTTCAGCTGCGGGAAGCAGATCCAGCAACCGTCGATCTCCGCCAGCTGCTCCGGCGTCCGGTCCGCCTCAGGCGTGGACAGGATGCCGTCATGGTTGGAGTCGCTGTGGGAGTTCTCCCAGCCGCCCTCATCGAAGCACAGCCCGCAGAGGTCCGCTAGCTTGGCGCTCTTGGGGTCCTGGCCGGTCGTGCCGATCCGGCGCTTGCCGCAGACGCCGCACAGGTTGGAGCGCTTGGCGACCTCGATCTTGGGCTGCTTCGCGGCGCGCTGCTCGTCCTGGATCGGAAGAAGCGCTGCCAGCAGATCGGACTTGCGGGCCTTCGCGGCACCCTTGACTCCGGCCTGCGATCCGATCGAGCGAAGCTCAACAGCGGTCTTGGTGGTTAGGTCGGTAGCGGTGAGGTCGATCATGGCTGGTCCCTTCGGCGGTGGGCCGCTCTCTCGGCCCTTCGCCAATGAATCTACTCCAACTTGGCGAGTTTTCCCCATCAAAATCCAAGATCTTTCAATCCATACCTGGAACCAGGTTCGTATGGATTGGCGTCTACCAGGCCAAACGCTCCGGCATCCTGAAATTAAATTTATGGACACCGGAGCGAAAGATCATCCAAAAGGATGAGGCCGGATCATCGCAACCGCTTCCGCCGCTGAGACGTTCCGCACCCCCTCCGCAGTCGGGAGGATCGGCAGCAACGAATTCACCGGTGCGCCCAGCGTGGCCTCGCGCCGGTAGTCGCGATCATGCTTCGCAGACTCCAGAGCGTGCAGCATCGCTCGCAGGTACCGCTCCGCGTCACGGTAGCTGCCGCCGATCGGCGTTGAGATGGGGTGCGAGAGTTCGGGGTGCGTCTCTTCCAGCCGGTGCGGGATCCCGTTCCCGGCCGATCCGAAGTAGACCCTGAATCGACGCTGGAGCCCCAGCGCCTCTGCCGCCACGTTAAGCCGCTGTGCGGCAGTCTCTACGTCGCCCTTGGTGATGCGCTCTTCCATGGCTCTCCTTGGAGCTAGACGGGTTAGATGTGGTGCGGGGTGGGCCCGGGGGAATCTCGGTCCGTCCGGGTCCACCCCCGCTCTCGTTCAGCCGATCTGCACCCGGCTCGGCGCAGCCTCTGCGTGCTGCGCGCGCTCTCCTGCGGTACGCCGGAACTCCACGGCGCTCGCAGCCGCAGCTCCTGCGCGTCGTCCGGCCGTACGCTCCGGTGCCTTGCACTCCCGGTCCCACCGAGCGCGCTGCGCCACCGTGACCTCGACCGCCCGATGCGTGCGACAGCCATTCTTGGTCTTGGAGCACTTGCCGGACTCCCGGCACTTCCGCTCCTCCTCATCCCTGGCGGCCCAGTAAGCATCCGACTCCGCCTGCTGCGCAGCCATCTGCTCCTCGTTCATCGGACGGCGCTTGGGGTACGCCTCGTAATAGGCCTCCGCCACGCGCTCTTCGCGTCCGGCCAGAACCAGACCGCCAGACTTGGCATCTACCGCGCTGCGAGCGTCCCGCAGGCGCCATCCGAACTGGTCACCGAAGCCTTCCGCATACGCCTTGCGGTAGCGCTTGGCCTGAAAGCCCTTGCCCCCAACGGAGGGAGTCTCGCCGCGCGCCACGCACTCCGCCAGGTAAAGCTTCTGCACCTTGCCGTGCGCCGCGCCATCGGTATACGCCGAACTCCAGAGCGCGTTGGCGATATCGTTCCGCTCCATGCCGCTCCCCCGCATGAAGTAGCAGTTCAACTGGTCCGAGAGGTTGGGGTCCACCTTGGCGTCGATCCGCGTCGCGAAGGTGAGGTGAGCGGAGGTCCAGAGGAACTGGGCCAGCCGGATGTCCATCTCATACCCAAACCCAACCGCCACCACGGACCGCGTGTCCTGCTCGTCGTCGTACTGGTACTGGACGTGCGACTTGAGACCGGCGTGGTTGGCGACCTCGCGCCAGATCCGGGTATAGCTATCCTGGAACTCACTCTGGTACCAGCGACCGTTCCCGTAGATCAGCACGATCTCGAAGGCAGCCGGGAAGATGGAGGATCCTGCGGTGCTGATGACCCGTTCCTCGTTGACCCGGTACTCCCGCATCAGGTGCTCTGCCTTCTCGGCGTAGCTGGCGCGGGCCGCAGCCGGGAGCGACTCATCCTCGCTCATCGCCACCAGCTTTCCGATTTTCTCGGCCATCGTCCGCTGCTGCTCGGCGGTGACCTCAGTGCCGTCGTCCTTGGTGAATCCCAGGTGGTCCGTCATGACTGGTCCCTTCGGTTGGCGGGGCGCTCTCTCGACCCGTTCACTGATGACGCTACTCCATTGGGAAGCCGGGCGGAAGATCTGCCCAGCGCCGCAATCTCCATCAGAAGCCCTGCCTGCTGGCGCAGGTATCGCCCATCATCCGGCCGATCGACTCCTCCTTGGTGAGGTCCCGGTGGCACCGGACGCAGGACCCGTAGAGCACGCCCCACTCCTTGGCCTGCTCCGGCCGCAGCCGCCACTCGGGCTTGATCCGGTAGACCAGGCCGGAGACGTACTCCCAGTGCATCTGAACCTGGGGCTTACCGTTGACGTGCTGGGGGACTCCGTTGAAGTCCATGTCCAGCAGTCCATCCTCGCGCTCTTCCCGCTCGCCATTCCGGGTGAACTCAATCGAAAGCTGCTTGGCGTAGAGACGGGTCCCGGTACCCTGAGCCTTATTGCGCTGGACCTTGAAGATGCGTCCGGTCTCCCGGTCCACATAGATCCCGTCCTCGGTGACCTTCTCCGGGGCAGAGGTGGTGGCCGGAGCAGCCTTGCGGGGCAGGTCCTTATAGCGAGTGATGAACTGGCTCGCTGCGTACTTCGCGAAGCCCTGCTCCAGCCGGACCTTCAAGCTCTCCAGCATTTCATCGGTGACGCCCTCACGGTCGAGCGCGATTCCCACGACGTACTTGGCCTGCGGCTCAGTCAGCATCCCGTTGCCGTGCAGCACCTTGACTCCCCGGTACTCCGCGAAGTAGAACCCAGGCCGGGTCGGCTGCGCGAAGGTGACGCCCGTAGTCTTTCCAGGGTCGATTGCCATGACGAAAGCCACCGCCTCAGCGTCAGCCGGAGCGGCGAACGGCTCGGAGCCCTCCGCGCCAGCTGCCTCGCGCCGAGCGGCGGTGGTCTGACCGGTGTGGAAGGTCTGCAGGAAGCTGGCGGTGTGGGCGACGCGCTTGCGAGTGGTCATTTTCGGTCCCTTCGGTTCGCCCCATCGGTCCGGGGCACGTCATCAGACTACGCCACCGGAACCATCCCCTACGCGGGGCAAGCCCCAATACACCGGAACCAGGTTCGTAGGAATTGGCGTTTACCAGGGATTTTGTAGTACACAGGGGTCTGAAAAATTCTTTGGCCAAAATCCCGGATCTCGGGACAACTCCAAAATATGTCCTACATCCCGAGAAAACGCAAACGGCCGGATGGCTATCCGTCAGGGAAGATGAGAGGTCTCCCCTAGCCATCCGGCCGTTCAGCCCGGCAAACTCACGGGCTAGCGGAGGAGGCCCCAGGTCCGAAGGGACCAACCTGTGTCCCTGAAGTATCCTCCGCGCCGATGAGATCAACGGTACCGTCGATCTCCTGGTTGCCGCTACTAGCGGGTTACCGTGCCTCGAAGCTCCTGGTGCACGACCGCCGGAGCGCCCGCAACTCCAAGCGTAGACAGGAATTGGATCACCAGCAGCATGACCTCATCGCCGGTGAGATGGGAGTCTGTCAGCATTCCCACCAGCAGGTTGAGGACCACGAAGATCCCTGAGACCAGCAACTTGGCCTTGTCGAAGCCGGGGATGTTGGAAGCTGCCCAGACGTTCAGAACACCGGCGACCGCGATCAGTACCATGACCCACTCGCTCAGGGTCACGCCCTGATCCGCAACATACTGGTACGCGACGACTCCCGCCATCACCAGCGCTCCCAACAATTCCATGATGGTCTTACCGTGCGTCTTCCAGCTCATTTCCTTGCCCTCCTTGCGGGCTATCGTAGCCAGCCCTACTTGGGCAGGTACGTCTTACCCCAATCCGCCCTTCGCAATCGCAATTACGACTGCTGCGAGGGCGCTGGCTCCTGTGACGGCGTAGACGACTCGTCGCCACCAGATCGGCGTGCGGTTACCGCTGCGATCGCTGACGATCCTGCCACCTCCCCCAACGGATACAGGATCACCGATCCTGCTAGGATAAGTATTGCTTCGCGCGGTTCCCCCGGTTGCATGGCCTCGTATGCCACCAGGCCCCATCCGAATAGCCAGGATAGGTTGTGACGGATAAATACCCAGGTCTTGAGGCGTTGAGTCTCTCGGTCGCTCACTCATATTCCGCCATATCTCTCATTCGGAAGCTTTGGCCGGGGTCTGGGGCCTTGGAGGTTCCGGACTACTTAGGCGGATCCACAGTCGACAGGCCGTAGATGACCATCCAGTCATCCAGGTCCACGGTCTTGCCGTCGCCCTTCTTGACCTTGGCCTTGACCGCCGCAGCAGTCTGGGCGCCGTAGTCGCCGTCCACCGGCACGCCCAGGAGGTCCTGCATCTTGGAAATGTTCCAATAACCCTTGTAGTCGCTGTCCTTCATGCCGTACTTGAGCTCCGGCAGCGAAAGCCCATCGAGGGCGAGTACCTTGTGCTGCTTGAGCGGCTTGGGTGCCGTCACGGCACGCTCCTTCTGCTCGATGAGGTCGAAGAGTAGGCCCCACGGGAAGTTCGGGCCTGGATCGGTGTGGTCTCCGCCGTCCGAAGGGAAGGCCTTGGTGGCATCGTAGTGCTCTGCGAACCCATTCTTGCCGGCTCGCAGCTCCGCCGGAGTCAGGTTCCGCAACGGGAACCTGGACTTGCCGTACTTCTTCCGGATCGCCACCCCGACATCAGCAGCCTGGTTGACGGCGCCACGGCTGGCCGGATCCGCCCACTGCGTCTTGGACTGCGCGGCCTTGCCGCAGACCTCGATCTGGATCCCCTTGTCGTTGCCGGTCCGGCGCGCGGCGTGCGCCTCATCCGTCGTCAGCACACACTGGATCGTGGAGTTCTGGTCCACAAAGAAGTGCGTTGAGGTCCCGTCCGAACGGCGCGCGTCATACGCCGCACCATTCTCGGCACTGACCAGCCCCTCGCTGCCCTCCGTGGTGTGGATGAAGATCACATCCGGGTAGGCAGCGGAGACACGGTTCTTGGTGTAGGACTTGGCCTGCACCCACTTGTACTGTGGGAATTCCTTACTCTGCGCCATCTGGTTGCTCCTCCTGGGGATAGGCGGGTGGGATGCCGTCCGGCCCATCCCCCTCAGTGCTGTCCGGTCCCTCCGTGGGCACCGGCCCTTCCGGTGCCTCTGGCGGCTCGGGCGGCACCTGAACTGTCGTCAACGCTCCTCCTTAGCTGGGCTGGAAGCGAATCGGTGTGACCTCGATGGTGGGATAGTTGACGCTCTGGGTACCGGAGGCTACCGAGCGCTGTGACTGTGCTGTAAAGGTTACCGCTGCCGCTCCGGCAGGAATGACGATCGAGAACGCACCGGCATGCTGCGACTGCAACCCGGCCGTGCTCTCTAGCGGCATCATACCCCAGCCTGCAACGGAGTTTACACCCGGATCTGGACCGGCCGAAATACCGCCCGTTAGCAGCACGCCCATCCGAAGAGATCCAGTCGTATTCGTCAGCCAACAACCAAAGTTCACCAAGCAGTAAAGATCGAAGTCCGCAGATGGGTTCGTCATCTGTGTGGTGGGCCAGGGGTTGGTCGGCAGGTTAGTCCAGGTATTAGCCGTACCCGTTACTGTGTTGGTGTTTCCGGTATTGCGTACCGATAGCGGCAGAGACTGTGCGGCCTCGATCAGGGCGACCCGGGTGTCCAGATCATTGATGGCATCTCGGACCTTGATGCCATAGTTGCCGGATGAAATCGGCTGGCCCTGAATCGGAAGACCAATTGTATAAGTCATTCCCTACACTCCCCAAACCGCGTCATCCCAGTTCGATTCATCCCAGACGCCAACGTCGCCTACGTGAACCAGACTGAGATCTTGGACGTACATGGGACCATTGCCGATATGATCAACCGCGAGGATCCGCCAGGTGCCATCTGCCGCCGTACCTTCAGTATCCGCCAGACGTATCAGCTGACCCGGCTTGCGGCGTGGATCCCCCATCACCTGCACCTTGAGCTGCGGACGTGGCCGGGAGAGCACCGTCACCATGTTTGATGCCAGCACGCTCGCCTCCTCGCGTCGCTGCACCCAACGGATCTGCGAGGTCAACGCGCGCTCCCGGCGCTTCGCCACCGAGCCCGCATCCCGCACCGATTCGTACGCCTCTGAGGTCCGGATCACATATCCCAGGATCCGCAGGAATGGTACCTGATCGCCATTGTTCGCTAGGTACTTGATGACTCCGGTGTTGTTGGTGAACCGGATCTTGACTGTGGAGTTCGTCCATCCCACGACATAGGCGGTGAATCCGGAGCCAATGTAAACGGTTCCGGTGCCATCATTAGCCGCGTTCACCGTCATGATGTTGTCATTGGGAATCGTTGCAGGCGCTGCGATCTGTGCAGAGGTCAGCTTGTTTACCAACCAGGAAGTCGATCCATACGGATCGATAGCACCGTGTACCTCCGCCACCTGATTGTCGAGCGCGAACGTCATGAAGGTGATGCCACGCGGGATCTCGATCGATGAGCTAATGGAGATAATCGGCGCTCGGTTGGTATCGACTCTTGTCTCTGGGAATTCCACAGTGACAAAGTTTCGCGTCTTGGAGGCGTCTGTGGTAACGCCTAGTTCGCTGGCATTCACATCAGTGCTGATGACGTTATAGGCCTCGACCGTCATCTGTGCGGTCTCGCCAAAGTAGTCCAGCGGAACCATTTCAACATTGTCAGCCTCATTCACTCGCAGGCTTGACAATGTCGACTTCGCCAGTTCGTGCAGCGCAGCCCAGCCCTGCTGCGGAGTAACCTCTGCCACCGCTTCGATTCGCTGGTTGGTGGGGCGATAGGTGACGTTCCGGCTCGGCGCGGTAGGCGTTGGATAGAACCGCGTGAACAGCTCCGAGTACATGTTCGGTCCGGACTCCAGCTGAATCTCAGCAATTGGAAGCCGGGCCTGGATCGACAGCGTCACGCTACCGCCCAAGCCCATTACGTCTGCCTCACTTGACGCCAACGGCAGCGGGACGTAACCAGTGGTGGTCCAGGTTACGTTGTCACGCCTGGTCTTCGTCAGACCGTTCGCGTAATCCCAAGCGAATCCAAAGAAGTGCCACAGACCATCGGTCGGCATGTCACCGCCGGTTAGGATGAATCCATTCTCCAGGAAGGACTGCGGCCTACGGGACGAGTCGACCCGGAAGCTCATGAAGTTGTTGTGCCCGTGTCCGTCATTGGAGGTGATCGTCACGTTCACCAGGCGGTCATCGGTCAGACCGGTCCCGGACCAGGAGTCTGGCAACACATCATTCGCGTCTCCGCGAAGCCAAAACGTCAACCGCCCCACGGAGTTCTTCAAGCTCAGGATGTCGTTGAACTCTCCGACCATGCCAGGGACTTCGGTGGCCCACTGCTTCTTGTCAGCGCCCCAAAAGTTGTAGTCAGTTCGGGGGTCCGTCTCCTGCCCGAACATGGCCTTCAGGAACGGTCCATCCGTGATGGCCGGGTAATTGGACCACGGTCCCTTGGGCGTCCGGTCCGCGTAGTAAGAGATCGAGGTGGCGTATCCGTTCGGCCCATCCATGTGGGCGTGTAGCGAGCCGTGCGCCGGAGCCCACCAACGGGTCTGCGGGGATGGGGCCACGCCGATATACTGGCCGCCCTGCGCCAGAAGCCAGCTAGCCAACCAATCCGTGCTGCAGTTCTCCCGCCGACCGAACACGGTCGGCAGCGTGGAGGCCTTGTCGAGTTCAATCCTGGTCTTGCTGACAGCCTGCATCGAGGCAATCCGACCATTGAGCGTCAGATCTGACATCTGGCCCTTGAAGACGGACGTCCCGATCACGCCGACCGGTGAGACCACGTTCACCGTCGTCTCGACCGGCGCTGTGTCGTGCTCGAAGTCCTTCACCGGCGAGGCATCGTTGAAGGGGCTGAAGAATGCCATGGCATCCATAGCCTGCCGATCCTTCAGGATCAGCGGGATTGTTACCATCATCCCAACACCGGTCGAGCCGGTCGTGGTCGATGAGATCTGGTAGCTGCCCCCATCCGTATCAGTCCACGGTGAACGCACCAGCTGTAGCGCTGCGGTTCCAGCAACGTTCTCTACTAGCTCCACACCTGTTCCAGCCGGTGTCCATGGCCCTGAGGCTGCCGCAGTAGCGAATACGCCCAGGAGGTACCCGCGCGACGGCAACGTGGCGAGCGGCCCAGTGTGGGAGGTCCCTGTGACGGTCTCGACCTTCGTCGTCACCGTTCCTGGTCGCATCCAGACGTTTGACGGTCCGCCGGTTAGGCCGGAGCCGATTCCCACCACTGCCCAGGTGAATGGGTTGGAGGTCAGCATTTTGAAGGTCGGCGCCAGCGTCGTCAGGAAGTGCGCCCTGCCAAACACGTATGTTATGTAGGTGGAATCCGCAACCGTGGCTAGCAGCTGCCAACTCCGCGCCGGGTCACCCTCGCCGTAGGTGCCCTCAAACACCGGCTCTGTGCCATTGACGGTGATGGCAACAATCGCGTAGTCTGAAGAGATCAGGTCGCTGGGCATGGTGACCGGGATCGCCGTAGCCGTACCAAATCCAGACGTCGTGGACCGGAACGCCGGCAAGGTAGTTGCAATGTTGGCCGGACGTCCGATCAGGTCAGTTCCCATCGAGCCGGACGCGTCGGCAGACATCGTCATGGTGACCGGATCCGGTAGACCGTCGTCAAAGGACTGCGAGACCTGATATCCAGACGGTCCAACCTGTTGCCCCAAGTCACGAAGCGAATCAACTCCGCCGACCGACACGCCGGGCGGCAGCTCCATCCAGTCAGCGTTGATCGTGACCGGGTGGAACATGGGAGTGCTGGTATTTAGTGCGTCATCAAGATCTGTCATCGTGCCAACTCCCGTAGCGTCATTGAGACTGCGGTCCTGAAGCGCGCCTCAAACGGCACAACCTCCTTCAGCTCCACGATCTCGACCGGGCGGATCCCTGTGGATGGCGCCCAGACGTTTACGACGCTATCCTGCTCCCACAGCGGCTCATCGATGTAGATGATTCCGTTGACGGCCAACGACGATCCAAGCGCGACATAGACCGGCTTGGCATAGACCGCACCGGCTGGTGCCGTAGCGGTGACGGTGAGCTTGGTCCAGGTCGTGATGGAGGTGTCTCCGCCGGAGGAGGTCGACAGCGTCGCTCCGGCCGCATCAGTCCAGATCATCTTGATGGCGACGGTTGCGTTGGTCTCCACGACCCCATCAACCGTCAACCAGGACGAGAACGAGTATGACAATCCGGGCACCACGGGCTGGCCGAACCAGCTGCGATACATGGGAGTCATCTCGAAGATTGGGTTGGTATCAATCGGTCCGGTAGTGAACGCCCACTTCATCGAGCGGTAGCCCTCCGTCCGGTGGATGAAGGCCGGAAGGCTATTGGATCCTGGCACGCCGTTCGTTACCGCACCAACCACCATCTGGGTATTGTTGGCGAACAGGCCGGACGCTGCACCAATGTTGGTAGGCAACAGATTCGGCGCAGACGGATCGATCAGCACCCAGGGACCGGGACCGTTCGCACCGATCCGGTACTGCCCCAACTTGATGAAGCTATCCAGATGCAGAGCGTTCCATTGGATCGTGTAGGTGCGAGATCCCGCGCTCAGCGACGAGACCTGGTGGTACCCTGAGCCGGTGATGAAGTCGAACGTCTGTCGGTCATAGGTCCGGTCCAGGTCTCCGCGCGGCCACGGGAGCGTCACCAGCTTGCCCGGACGTCCGAAGTAGACGTTTGGTACCTGCCGCTCACTGCGAGCCATTATCGGCCTCTCCTTCCCGATCCAGCCCAGGAGTCGGCCCTGGTTCCCTCATCCGCTGCTTTGGAGACTACCGTTGGGTTCCCGGTGATCGTATCGATCACGATGGAGGCGATCACGCCGCCGTCGACCACGAGGTTGTATGGACCGAACTTCCGGCCCTGACCCGGTGCGCCTGTGGACGGTGCCGGGCGAGGTGCTGCCGCCACACCGACGCTGAGGGCTCCGGCTGCGCCCGCTGGTAGCGCGACGGTTGGATTGATAACGGAAGCGGCGAGCCTCTTGGCCATATTTCCAACGTCACGAAGCTTGGACTTCATGCCCTCGATGACGCCCTCATCGACGTTGACGCCGGACTCAAACATCACCTTGGACGGTGAGAAAATCGACAATGCGTTGTTGAATGCGTCCCGTACCCGGTTCGCCAGATCCCGAACCATTCCCAGCACACGGCTGATTCCGAAGCCAATACCCTGGATCAAGCCATTGATCAGATTGCGCCCGGAAGAGATCAGGATGCCCCCGATGTTCCCGAGCGCCGACCGGATCCGACCTGGCAATGCACGAGCGCTCGACTCAGCCCGCGCACGGCCGGAGTTGAAGGCGGAGACTAGCGCATTCCAGGCCGCTCGTGCCAGATTTGCGATCATGCTTCCTAGCGCCGAGATAGCGCGGGTGATCCGCCCCGGCAGCGACTTAGCGATAGCCTCAGCCCGCGCTAGCCCATCGCTGAAGCGCTTCTTCACGCCCTCCCAGGCAGAAGTCGCCCAGGCCCAGAGCTTTGGACCCAGCTGGATCAACGCGGCGATGATCTTGGGCGGCAGCTTCACCACAATTCCAACAATCAGCCCGAGTGTCGTGCCAACAATCGTCGCTACCCCCATCAAAGCCTTGCGGAAGAAATTCCCCAGCCTTTCCGGGAGGCTGGAAAGGAAGCTCATGATCTGCCCAGGGAGCGCCGAGAAGAATCCTGCCAGCTGGCTGCCGAATGCCTTGATGCCACTCCAAAGCTTGCTGAATGCCCCAACCAGGATTCCACCCAGCGCGGATGCGGCTCCGGCGATCAGGCTAGGAAGATTCCGCAGCACCTCACCAAACTTCACCATGAACGTCACGAATTGGATGATGAACTTCAGGACTCCCATGATGGCGCCCTGCATCCCGACGATGAAGCCGATGATCTTCGGCAGGAATGGGATGATGGCGCGCAGGGCTCCGGCGAATTGCTCAGCGAATAGCGTAGCCAACTCCACCAACGGGGGAATCAGCTGCACCACCGCGTCGAGCAGTTCCGGCATGACCGGCATCAATGTATCAGCAAGCGCCGTAGCGAATTCCACAATTGCCGGAATCAACGGAGCCAGGGCCTCTGCCAGTTTGAGACCGGCCTCAGCAGCAATCGGCAGGGCCTTAGTCAGCGACTCCTGCACCAAAGGCATAAGCTTCTGCAAGGCCTTCATAAATCCGCCGGCAAGCAGCTTAATGGTCGGACCCAGCGCCTTAGCCAGTGCCGAGATCGCACCGGCTAGGCCGGTAGCAATGATCGCAACCAGCTCAGCGATCGGCGGAATGAGCGGGGCAATTGCAATCAACAGGTCAGCAATCGCACTCGCCAAAGGCGCAAAGGCTGGAGCTAGTGCCTTGACCACCTGCAACAGCAGCGGGCCTAGCTCTTTACCAATCCGGGAGAAAGCTGGTCCCAGCGCTCCGGCGAGCGCCTTCACCAGGATCATGACGGAAGGTGCCAGAGCCCTGGCAACCTCCAAGATTCCACTGAAGAGCGACCGAATGGCGGAGGCTCCCTCTGCGCTCTTCAGGAAGGCAGCGAATTGCCCGGTGATCTCCTGTAGCGTCCCAAGGAGTCCACCACCAGTCGCTTGCGCAGCCTGGATTACAGAATTCAGAATGGAGAAGACATTCTTGATGATTCCGCCAAGCTGCTGGAACGTCACCAGAGCGGTATCGATCCATTGCTGCAATCGACCATCGGCCGCAATCTGATTCAGCCAGGCGCCAAACTTACCGGCCAAAGTCGCAACAGCAGTCCCCATCCGATCCAAAAGCGGCAGGCCTACCTCGCCAACGCTCCGCAGGCCCACAAGGATCGGCGTGATACTGGGCGCGACCTTCGCCAGCTGGGTCCGGAGGCTGACAACCGCATTATCGATGAACTCCCAGCTCAAGTCAGAGTCCAGAATGAATCCGGCAACCTGCTTCGTCAGCGCACCAAAATCAGCCGCGAGCCCATTCAGACTAGGCCGAATGCTGTTGAGTCCACTCACCAATCTCGGGAGTAGCTCCTGGAGCTTGTTGCTGAAGAATGCATCCTGGATGCCCTGCTGGACACCCTTGAGGCCGGGCACTGCATCCTTCACGGCCTTGGCGAACTTCTGCGCATTCGGGCTGAGCTTTTCCAGCGCCTTGTTGAATTTCTCTGGATTCTCCGTATCAAAGGCTGCCTTGAGCGCCTCTCCCACGCCGGAAAGAGCTGCCTTGAGTACGCCGATAGCCGCTACCGCACCGGCGAAAGCTCCCGGCAACGCAGCGGAAAGCGACAGCATTGAAACCAGGGATGGAATGGTGCCAAGCAGCTGAATACCGAGCGCGGCAGCTTGTGTTGCAGCAGCAGCCAGACTAGTCACCAGGCCGGCAAGCTTCAGTCCACTTCCGAGTACAGAGAGCGTCTTTCCCAGTCGCCCTATGGACTTGTCGGCATCCTTGGACTTCCTTTCGAGCTTGTTGATGTCATGCTCGGCCCTGGCGACGGCCCTATCGCCATCATAGTCCAGAACGATTTCACCCTTGGCTGTCCCCAGGTCAAATGCCATCTCAGCTCCCTTCTGCTATCGGTACTCGCGCGTGCTGGGGATCCATTTACGGATCACAGTCTGTACCTTGCGCTCCGCCTCCGCGCGGGTCTTTGCGTCCGCACCGGCGTTCTTGATAGCAGCGTCAAAAGCCATCCCCCACCGCGTCACCGCCGCATCGAGCGCGTACGCCTCAAGTCCAGACATACCAACAAGTTGCGAATAGGGTCGATTCATCGACTGTGACATGGTCCAGGCCCGCAGCAGACTATCCGGGGTTACGAAATCGGTCCAGGAGGCGCAGCCCCTTCAGCGCCTCCTCCAGGATGGCCACCCGGTCATCCAAGTCGATGTCATCGACATAGATCCGGTCCGCCTGACGGATCCGGTTCTCAACAACCGGGTCATCGATGTCAGGGATCGCCCAGACGGTCGGCTGCTCAACCGCCAACGGGATGAGTTCGTTGATGGTTTTGAGAAGCATCCACAGCTCCTCGCGGGACGGAATCTTGGCCATAGTAGGCGGCTGGCCCTCTGCCGCCTGAATCAGCACATCCGCGAGACCTTCGAGCCTGGTGACCTTATCCAGGATTCCGGCCTGTAGCAACCTCTCAGGATCGAGAGGCTTAAGTCGGCAGGTCTGACCGGACGGGCAGGTGAAGTCCTTGCCCTGGCGGCTCTTGGCATTTGCCCAGGCATTGGGGTCCGGCTCCGGCGTACTCACGGGCTGCGGGACTGCGCTGGGGAGGGTGATCTGCTCGGGAAGCTCCACCACGAGGGCGGCACCCGGCGACTTCACCGGCTTGTGAAAGCCATGGGCACTGGCGTTCGCGTACTCGCCGGTGGTCATCTGGTTGAGCTCAGCAAGGGTGTAATCGCCCATGCGCTTCTCGTCGTTTTCGCCTGGCATCCTGTGCTCCTATTGGCGTTTAAGAGTAGCAGTTAGAGTCGTTAGAGTAAAAGCTCCGAACCGGACGTGCCCCGCTACGAAAGGCACGCCCGGTAGCTCGAAGGCTAGACGATCGCTGCGACCGTCTCGTTGGCAACCATGTCCCAGACCGCGCCGACGTTCGCTGCGGTGAGCGTTGCGATGGCGTTGCCCTCCGCGTGCGAGACCCAGAACTCCTGGTCCTGCATGGTCCCTGCGATCTGCGTCGCCTTGGAGCGGTGGAAGACCATGTGGTGGTCTCCAGCCGACTCCGACATGGACTGGCCCTCCAGGAAGAAGTCAGGGTATGCGTCGGTTCCCATCCGGCGCCACTTCTTCACCACGGACGGCGTGGTACCGGTCGAGCTGACGACGCCACCGGCAATGACCACGTAGGCCTCGAAGCTGATGCCGCCGGCATCCAGCGTCCAGTTGACCGCGTCGATGGTGACTCGCTGTGCGATGACCGCGTCGTCGCCCCGCAGTACCTGCGAGGAGGTTTCCTCGGTGAACTCCAGCGTCTGTGCGGCCGGGAGGTCGACCAGCGTCCCCTTCACGCCCGCATTGTCAAGCGTGGCCACCTTGATGTCCCGCAAACCGTAGGGCAAGCGGTGGATTGCTAGCGCCATGACTACTCCTTCCTGCTTTCAATCACTCGGTACCGCTTGGTCCCGATGAACGTGCCGGTTGCGGTGAATCTGTGTAGCACCAACACTCCCGGTTCGGCGCCACAGCGAGCGCTGCGGCACTTGAACTCCAACTCCCCACCGAGGATCTCACCGAACTTGATCCCCTCTGGGCAGCGGAGTTCTACTCGCTGACCCGCTTGAAGCCGGGCGTCTTCTCCAGGACCGACACCATTGCAGGCGTCAGGTCCTCGACCGACAGCAGCATCCGATTGCCCTTCTGGCCGATGCCCGGTCCCTGCGGGTCGCGCTCCCACACCGCATCCTTGGCGTCCTCGACCTTGTTTCGCTTCCACAGCGCGTCCCCCTTCGGGATGGTGTGGGAGCTGAGGAACGCGGTGCCGTGCGGCGCTTCGCCCAGGTACTCGATGTAGTCTGCGGTAGCCGCGTGGGCTGCCCGGTCCGTCGGTGTCATGAGGTGACCCTCCCAAGGATCTGCCAGCTGCTGAATTTGTAGTTGGACTTGTAGTCCAGGTCCTCCTGGTCACCGGAGTCTCCCAGGTAATCGGCCTGCGCCACATACCCATCAGCTCCAGTCACGCCCATAATCCCGTTGAGGATTGGGTAGATCCCGCCAGTCCGGTACGGACCACCCAAGAGTCCGTCGATCCGCTTATAGCTGCCCCGAACGTCATGGATGTCAACGCGGAGCTGGTGCGCGAAGCTGCCGGAGGCGTTCCCGGATACCGGCGCAAGCCAACGGAGGATTGCGAACGGCTTGTTAGGGATATCGATGACCGCTCCGGCTTGATACCACCTGTACGATGGAATGATGGCTGTCAACGGCGCGCTCGCCACAATGAGGTCCCGCACCGTGGCTCTCATAGCCGATCCAGGATCTTCGTCAGCGTCCGCATCACTTTCGGTGCGTAGATCCGCATGGTGGGGATGATGATCGGGCGAGCCCGCATGTACCGGGTTCCCAGTTCCAGATAGATCCCGTAGGTCACCGAGTGCGCCAGGATGATGGCGTAAAGGCCCTTGGCCTTCTGGTAGGCCTTGGCGAACAGACCGTTGCGGGCGTTGGTGGTCCGGTCGGTCCAGGGAGCCTTGTGCTTCATATGGGCCTCGACCCGGCCATCCCAGTACTTCGCCACTCCGAAGATCGCACGGTTCAGCCGCCGGTCCATGGCCTTCAAGTCCTTGAACTTGGAGGTATCGAAGGTGAAGCTGCTACTCCCCACAGTAGGTTGCCTCCCCCTTGATCTCATACTGGCGATCATCGATGTAGACGATTTGATACCGCCGGTCCCCGATCACGAACTCATCGAAACGCTGCATGTTGGCGTCCCAGTATCCCTGCAGCATGTACTCCGGCGTAGCGCTCTCACCATCCGCGTTAGTGCGCGCGGTGGCGCCATCCTCCTGCGGTAGCAGCCGAAAGGTCTGTGGCGCCTGCTCGACCTGCGGCCCTGTCTCGATTCCCCCGGCTCCGTCTGGGGTTCGGCTCCGCCGGAGCAGCACGATCGTCTGCGCATCCGCCGCGATGAAGGCAGCGGTTATTCGACGCTGGGCCTTCAGCTCTGCAGTCGCAATCATCTGCGCGTCAACTTCTTCATACGGACGCCACGGACCCCTGCGGCTTCAGGGCCGGTCGGATCCACCGCACCAAAGCCCTTCGCCATGGCGAGTGCGTTCTTGTGGAGGTCGCTCATCGAGCGCGAGGATCCAGACTCCGAGACGTTCACCAGCGACGCGTAGCTGGCAGCCTTCTCCATCCAAATCTCTGCCGCGAGCGCTTGTGACGAGAGCGCCGCATCGATCCGCATGTTGAGACTGAGATCGCTGTAAGGCTCAACATCATCGCCCTCATCGATCAGCAGCCGGAAGGCCGCAATCTCTTCCGCCGTAGCCACGGGTCCGCCCTCCTGCGCTTAGGGGCGAGGCCGGAGCACCCTCGTGATGTGCCCCGGCCTCTCCGTTGGAATCAGACCTGCTGGGTGGCCGGGTCCTGCTCCTGCTCGTCGTCCTGTCGGAGCCGGGCGGCCAGGTCGGCTGCCGATCCAGTCTTGGGCATCTTGACGTCGCGGCCCTCGTTCCGAGCGTCGATCTCAGCCTTGAGAGCGCTGAAGTTCCACTCCTCGTACGGAGGCAGCGTCTCGTCGTCAACCGTGTCAGCCTTGGCCTCATCGGCCTCGATCTGGGCCAGCCGCGCCATCAGGCGCTCCTTCTCCCCAGCCGCAGCCTCAGAGGTCAACAGCGGCTGCATCTTGAGGCCGGTGCCGTCGCCCTCGCCATACGGCGGAGGATTGGTGACGCCATTGATGGCGTCCGCTCGCTCGATCTCCCCGGTTGCGCCGCGCGCCTCCAGGTATGCCCGCTCCTCTTCGGTGAGGGGCGTGCTGTAGTCCACCTTCATACTCATGACGCCTCCTTACCAGACCATCGAGGCGGGCACCGTGTAGGCGCCACCGGTGTTGTCGAGCTTCATGATTGCGGCCGCACCGCGCTGGCGGACGCCAGCACCCAGACCCCGGATGAAGAAGGAGTCGATCAGCGGGTACGCCTGCTGGTTGCCGGGCTTGAGGATCAGGCCCTGCAGCCCAGGCTGCTCGTCCTCGCGGATACCCACGATGTTGAGCTGCGACGACTGGCCGGCAGTGGCCGCAGCCACCACGTAACCCGCCGGAATCTGGTAGTCCTGGATGAACATGTACGGACCCCAGGTACCGACGACCTCCAGGCCCGCGAACTGCTGCGGAGCCAGGCCACCCACGAGGGTGTAGCCGGGCGGCAGGAGCAGCGAGAGGTTGGAGGCAGTGGTGGGGATGAAGTCGTACAGGGAGACCACCGTGGACGCACCGCCGGAGACGAACGCCTGGTTGCGGACGTACCGCACGACCGAAGCGGTGGCGTCCGCAGGGTTCATCAGGAAGATGATGTTGTAACCCTGCGAGCGGTTGAAGCCGTGGTGCTCGATGGTCAGCGCCAGGTCCAGGAAGTCCTGCGGGTCGAAAGCCACCTGCCCGGCGTTCGCGCCGGACGAGAGGTAGTGGTTGTGCGAACCGGCGAACGTGAGGCCCTTGTACGGCGGGATGTAGCTGGAGTCCGCGTTATAGAGCGACACGACCGTGAACGGCGTGGCGATACCGTCCAGCGTGGCGGTTCGGTTGACGTTGTTGAAGAGCGACTTGGTGACCTGCTCGAACACCAGGGCGTTCTCCGCCTCCAGCGCCTGCTGCATCACCGCATCGAGCTGCCGGGTGGTTGCCTTGGTGAGGAACCGCCAGGTGTAGCCCTGCCGAAGGTCGTACCAATCGAACGGGTACGCCCGGGAAGTGACGACCGGCGCGGGCCGGATCGACTGCGGGATGCCGAATTCCGTCGCCAGCTCGAAGCGCTCGCTGCCGGGCGCTCCGGCCTCATCCACGATCCCGTTGACCGGGCTGGAAAGGAGGTCGATGAGCGGCTGCCGCGCGTCGTTGAAGCTGTCCAGGGCCGCCTGGTAGGCGTCCCAGACCGCATTGAGATCCTGCCCGTCACGGGTACGGGTGAGGATATCGGCTTTGGCTGAATAACCCTTTGCCATGGCTGGTTACCCTCCTCTCAGGTCGCGGTCAGCGCGGACGAGCAGCGGACGATGAGACGGTTGAGTTCAACCGTGAACCCCACCGGTTTGCCGGACGCGGCGGTGTCATCCACCGTTCCGTCGATGTGGCAGTAGACCAGCGTGCCCGCGATGAACGCAGTACCGGCGGTCTCCGTGGCGTCACCGATCTCGCCGTCAGTCATGACGTCGATAGCGGCTCCGGCGGGCATGGCTTCCGTGGGGACGATCAAGCCACGGATATCAACCAGGCCCGCACCACCGATCACGACACGCCCGGAAGCGTTCAGCGACACCGCACGGATCTTGCCCACATCAACGGCCGCAATCGCAGCAAAGAGCTTCGCGCGGAAGCTGCCATCAAAGGGGTCCACCTTGTCGAAACGACTCACCAGGTCCTCCTTCCGAAGGTGTTGTAGTTGCGGATCTAGCTACGCCGGACCCGTGTAGAGAGTGCCGGGAAACGCCCCACCAGACTCTTGTGGTCCGGGGTCGCGCCACCAGTACTGCCGTTGTTGCCCGGAACCGTTCCGCCGGGCGGAGGTGGGTCCTCGGTCTTGGCCTTCAGCAGGTAGGGGTCGGAAGTCGCCAGCGCCTTCAGAGCCTCCTTGAGGCCCTTCACCGCTCCGTCATCCCCGATCTCCACGCCGCTCCGGTCGATCAGCTGCAGGGCGCGCTTGGGGTTCTGCCACTCGTAGGTGTTGTCAGACAGGAATGCGTTCTCCAACGCCAACTTTCCGTTGGTTTCCCTGAAAGTCTCCACCTGCTGAACGGCAGCCTCGTAGTCGCGCTGCAACTTCTCAGTCGCAGGGAGGTCCTTGTCACGCAGCTGCTTCAGCTGTGCTTCGTAGTCACTCGCCCGCTTATCGGCAGCCTTCATCTTTTCCTGGTATGACTGGGCCTCCTGGCGTGCGACATCCAGGTCGGTCAGCGTCACTCCAGTACCACTCTGGGTACCTGTTCCAGGGTTGGAATTCTGGGTGCCGGTCTGGGTCCCGGTGGCAGTACCGGTACCACTCTGGGTACCATCCGCGCCGCTCTGGGCGCCATCACCTTCGGGGGTGGCCATGCTTTTCTCCTCGCATCATACCGGACTTCGTAGCTGCCCGCTAACCGCAACTCTACCTGCCAACGGAGAGCTTCATATCTTTCAACAATTCCTGGATATCCACAGGCAGATCCGAGATCGAATCTGCAGTCTCCAGCGCGTTGATAATCCGAGCGCGCTGCTGTGGAACTGGAGCCGGATTTGCCTTGCCCATGATGCGACCGACCTCGCGGCTTAGGTCCGCGTTCACAACGCCTCCAGGAAGATTGCAGAGCGGTTCAGGATGACATATTGGTCATGCGCGGAGAACTTTCCGCCCGCGCTGTTCTTGGCGCTCGGCTCACCCTTGACGAATGGAGCGCCATCCTGTTGCCCCGTCACGAGAATTGCGTCATAGCCCATCAGCGCGGCGAACCGGCCCGGGTCCATAAACGTATCGATCATGGAGGGCGGAATCATTCCCTCTGGGGTCTGGAAGTCCAGCTTGCCGAATAGATCCCCCAGGTCCGGAGAGTTCTCCAGCGCAAGCTTGCGCCACTCCTTCATATCCTTCTGGAGTTGGCCGTACTCGATGACCTTGGCGTCTTTCCGCAGCACTGCACGGAATGAAATGCCACCCTTAAGCGCCTTCTTGGGTCCAGCGAAGTAATCCGCTACACGCTTTGATACTGAGAAGTAGAAACCGTTGCCGTAGATACCAGTTCCCGGCTCATAAGCCCCGGAACGGAACCGATCGATGATGGTTTCCGCTTTGACCTCTGGAGGTCCACTAAACGGAATAACGCCTCGATGTAGCTCCACTCCGCCCTTTGCGACCTCTTTATTCAGGTCGCTGTAGGACGGCAGCGCATCGAATCCTTGGTGCTTTCCAGTCTCCCGTAGGATGTTGTCAACAGGATCGTTGAAATCAGTCTGCTTATTGATTCCATCTCTGCGGTGTCCGTCCCGCATCTGCGAAGCCACCCATTCAGTGGCGTCAGACCCAGTTGTCTTGGGTCGGAGAACCTGCTTTGGACCAAGACGCTCTGCCGGGGTAGTGCCCTCTGAATCTGTTACATTCCAACCATTCTTCTCCAGCTCGCCATCCAGGTATTCATCATAGTCACCGGCGAGAAAGTTCTCCACAAACTCATCCTCATCGATGGATACCGGGGTGATGTAGCACATGCACTGCGGGTGCGGTCGAGCTGGAGTCTCGTCGCTGTCATACGGACTTGCCGCCGCCAGCACGTTGCACTCGTCCGGCTTGGGGTGACTACCAGAAAGGTTCCACTCAACCTTGGTGATCCACGGCGTGGTCGCATACTTCTCCGCGCTGGTGGCATGGAAGGAGTTGTTGATCTCCGTTCGCGCCAACCGCATTGCAGCGTACCGAACTCCGCCCGGCGTGTTGGGGTTGAACCAGTCCCGCGCCTTCTTGGCGAACTCCCGTGCGTTCAGACCGGACACCAAGGTCTCGTTGATGAGCTTCCCTAGCCGATCGTTCATCCAGACCGAGGAATTGTAGATGCGCTGGCTGAGCGGAAGCGCGCTCAACCGCATACGCGCCAACGCTGCATCGATCCCTGCCTGGCTGGCCTGGAGCGCGCTCTGATAGAGAAACTGCGCCTCCTTAGCCTTCCCTACGAGGGCGAGCAAGGCCGCGTCTGCCGCAGCGCTTAGCCGCTGTGCACGGGAGGCCGCATCGAGCCTCCGCGCGCTCACTATGTCGCCAAGCCTCCGGAATACGTTGGCCTGCTCAGCGAGTAGCCGAGCGCGGGTCTGCTCCATCTGCGCGCGCTGCACTCCGGCGGAGATCAGCGGTGAGTCCTTGGCGATTAGATCATTCAGCTCCGCGCTGATCGTGCGATAGGCAGCACGGAGCATCGCCAGGACCTCGCGGTCAGTGATCCGCAGGATCTGCGCGTTGGAGAGCGCCCAGTCTTTCGGCTCAGGCTGCGGGATCGCCACTCGGCACCTGACCGGCTGCAGCTGCTATCCGTGCGCCCTCAGCATCCAGCGCTGCCTGCTGCTCCGCCTGCGCGTCTGCCACCATGTTGGCTGGGAAGTCATACCCCAGTTTCTCAGCGAGGTAGCTAGCGGCCCATTCCTTGGTCACAACCCCAGACGTCACAAGGGTTGTCACCTCCGTCACCACGGCCACACGGTCCGGCGGTAGCGGGTCACCGAATACCATGCCCGGCTGTAGCGGGAGCGGAGCCCAGCCCTCGTAGACCGGGAACCACATTGTGAGAAGGTCGAACAGCAGGTGGGTCCAGACGGATGCCATTTCCTCCTCGCGCTCCATGTTGGCGGCGAGCGTCGGCATGAACTGGATTCGCAGCGCTACGCCGGAAATCTGCGCGCTGCTCTCGGTCCGGCCGGATGCGATCTCTGGAGCCGCGTTCGCTCCGCGCGCAGTCTTCATCAGGTAGTCGATGTGCTCCTGAATCGGCTGGACGGAGGTGATGCCGGGCACCCGACCGAACTTGGAGTCTTTCTCCAGCTCTGCAACGGATGCAGGGCCAATCTCCCAGTCGATCTCCGCCCCATTACTGTCCCGGGACTTTCCGGAATCGGTGTAGTAGACACCCAGACCGGTGAGCGCCACCGCCAGGTCCTCATCCGTGGTATTCTGGATGATGCCGGCAAACACGGTCTCCAGGCCCTGGATCTCAGACGTACCAAAGCGCCCGGCCTTCCCGCCACGCCGCCGGTTCCGCATCCGGTAGACCGGCAGGGACGTGATCTTGGCGGCCAGCGGGAACCCAACCAACGGGTCCTGTACCGGAGGCTCGGCAGGAATCGCCCAGGCTGGCGCGTCGACTGGCTTCAGCTCGCTCTCTTCGAGGTTCCGCGCATCCCAAGCATCTGGCTCGAAGAACCCCAGCCGGTAGAAAATGCTGCCGACCGGCGTCACGTACTGCTGCGACTCGACCTCGTTGCGGATCTTCCGGTACTCGATACGCTGGACGATCTCTTCATCCTCATCATCCAGCACCACGGAAACCAGGTAGCAGCCAACGATCCGCTCACCGTCCGCCGGATCCCAGATCGGGAAGTACTGCTCAGGCTCGATCTCCGTCAGCCGGACCTTCGAGCCATCCGGCTTGGAGGGATCAGCCGTGATATGGAGCAGCCCGTCGCCCTTGATCAGCAGCCAGCGCTTGGAGGACAGGAACTTGATGCCGATCTCTTCGCGCGCCCAGAACCCATCGAGGCGGCCACGGAAGTCCAGCATGTCCTGATCGGACGGAGCCGGGAACCCAGGGATTGGTGTCCAGGTGGTCTCCATATCCTGGGCCAGGTACCGGTTCGTGGCCTCCAGGATCTCGCGCACCACCGGAACGTACCGGCGCGCCAAAGGATCATCCTCCGCGCGCAGCAGCAGCGCGAAGGCCTCTGGCACGTTATTCCAGATGTCCTCATAGGTCCCGTAGGCGCGTACGCGCTCGATGTCCTCTGGATCCGTGACGTAGGACGGAACCGGGCGGCCAAGGGCTGTGGCTGTGGAATACGGACTCAGCGCCATCTCATTTCCTTACCTTCATCTTGCCCTGTGGGTTGGCTACAGAGCGGAATGGCTTGCCGAATAGTCCACTCATCAAGCGCCCCAACGCTTCTGGGGTGTGGTCATCCTTCTTTTCCGGTAGCTCCGGAGCTGCATGGCCTCGCTCCATTGCCTTCACCGCATCCGGATACTTGTACTGGCCGAACTCCCGGATGGTTTCCTTGCAACGCCTGTGGACCGTCAGTCGTGGACCGCCTCCAGCCGGATGCTCTTTGAGGAACCGACGGATCCACTCAAGCCTATCCTCCAGCATGATCCCAGTATTCCGACCGGCCTTGACCTGCAACAGATTCGACACCTCACGGGTCCGGTCCGGCTCGGCTGGGTCAGGGAAGAACTCCCGTAGCGTACGCGGCGCCAGCCCACGACCCTTGATCTCCATCACAGCCTCGCCGGTGGTCTTCCCGGTCTCGTAATACTCGTTCAGGATGTGCATCCGCTCCCGGTGCGGATCAACCTGGACCAGCAGCCAAACGAACGGGTTGGTGAAGCCGTAGTCGCTCGCCGCGTAGGTAGCCCAGTCCGGCCGGAACTCCTGCTCTGTAACGTGAATCTCTTCATCGAAGTCCTTGAAGACCCGTCCGGCGAACTCATTGAAGAGCGCTTCAATCTCCTGGTTGAACATCTCAGTCGACTGATCGCGGAACAGGCTCCAGATCTCAGGGTCAATCCCAAGCGGGCTAGGCGGTAGCTCCCGATCGTTGTCGTAGTGCTCGATCTGTGAGATCCACTCCTCCAGACGGCCAGCGCGGCGAGCGCGCTTCGCTGCATCCAGCAGGATGGGGTTCACGCCGTCCGGGTAGACGTAGGGGTTGATCCAAGCCGGAGCGCGCCATGACATCCAGTCGGTCCGGCTAGGGTCCTGGCCCTGCTCCCACAAGTCATAGAACCAGTTCCGGCCCTCAGGGGTAGATCCGAAGAATGCCCATCCGCCGAAGTCGGCCAGGGTCGGTCGAATGTATTTGATCCAGACTGAAGGCTTCAACTTCGCCGCTTCGGAGAATACAACGCCAGATAGGCCCTCGCCAACCAACGTCTGTGGGTACTGGGCCGATTTCGCGTGGACGATGAACCGACCACCAAGCGACTGAATTCTCATCTGGCCCGCTTCGGGGTTGTTGTAGCTCCCCGGATGGTCGAGCGGGATTCCCAGGCGCTCCAACGCGTTCCAACAGACTCTGAACTCCTTCTCCGCGTCAGAGTAGGTCGGCCCAACGATCCAGAACTCACGCCGCAGGCCCTTGGCGATCAACTCCTCCAGCTCAATCATGGCACGGAACCACTCCGGAACCAGCTTCATTCCGCCAACCTGGCTCTTGCCGGCTCGGCGTCCGAACGCGGCTACCTGGTTGCGGATCCTGGTGAACAGCATCTCCTGCTGTAGCGCGTGCGGAGTCCAGGACGTCTGCGCCCAGGTACTCCGCAGCAGTTTGCGGGATGGGGCCGGAGTGTTGAGCAGCAGGCTACTCATCGTCGTCCTCATCCCGCATCAGCAGGCCCTCGCCCTTAGCGAGCAGCCCTAAAGCGTTGTGTTCCAACAGGTTCCCGCTGAATGCTATCGAGTAGCCAGACGTCAGATGGCCCTCCTCGTTCAGGTACGGCGCGCTGATGACAGTCAACCAATCCCCCAATTGGGAATTGGGGTCCTGCCCCAGCAACGTCAGGCCCTCCTGGATCAGCGCGTCCATCTTCCTGGTCCACTCGCGCTGCTCCTCAGTCGCCATCAGGGTCCGCACTATCGTCACCGAACATGGTCTCCATGACCTTCTTGAAACCAGGCGTGGTGACCTCGACCTCGATACCGCCCTTGATCCCCACCCGGTCCAGCACAGAGTTGGATGCGGATATCCGGTCCTTGTGGTCGATCGGATTTTGCATCTCATCCGCATACGCAGTCAGGCCAACGAGTCGGAGCGCCACGACCTCAGAGGCCTGGGCCAGCACGCGCTGCGCTGCGGCCTTCACCACAGGGATCTTCGCGCCGTGTGCGTGGCAGATCACCGCGCCGCTCGCCGGACGCGCTAGGCAGGGTCGCCGGAGCCGCTCCCACTCGCAGTCCACGACGTAAGACCCGCGCATATCACGGATGTAGGCAGTTCCGTTGCAACGCCTGTCAGTTGGCTTGCCACGCCAGAACGACTCGAAGAATTCGATATTGACTTCATCCGCGTACCCCTCCCACTGATACAGGATGTCATACAGGAACCCTGGGGGACGTGTCGACTCATCCGGCAGGTGCAGCTCGCCAGCTGCCAGGACCTCTTCAATCCAGGCCGCGTCAGGCTTGGTGTTGCCGCCGCTCTGGACCTTGGGGCCTTCGAGGGCTCGCTTGTCACGCACCTCCTGCGGGAAGTTAGGCATTTGGTTCCTCCGTAGCTGGGAACTGGACTTCCCGAATCTTATCCGCCGTCCAGCTGATCATAATTTCAATCGGCCTGGTGTCATCGTACGGGCCGGAAATCTCCAGCTGTGCCTTGCAGAACTGCGCCATCAGATTGAACGCCCAGACCGCTCCGGCCACCATGGCGTTGTGGTAGTCCTCATCCACACTCGCGGTGCGGAGTACGCGGGTATCGAACTCTCCGACCTGAGTCAGGCCCTCAGTGTTGAGGCTTTCAGATTCCATCACGCCTCCTCGGTTAGCTCAGTCCTGATCGAATCTGGGTCCTGGTAAGTTACCGTGGCCGCAGCCGGATCAGTCGGCGTGTTGGGAATGTTGAGGTACAGGATTCCGCCCCCGGTAATATCCACTACCAGCCTCCCATCCCCCAGGTACGCCAACAGCAACTCAGGCGTCACCGAGAAGTGCTGCGTCAGGTAGGCGATGACGTCTGCTGGCAGCCGCTCGGTTACCGCGCCAGGGATTCCCAGCGGAACCGCAACCCAGACCATACCAGCAGGAGTCAGCTGCAGCGCGACTGGCACGCCTAACGGTCGTGCCGTCCAGGATAGCGTGGCCGGAACCAACGTGAGGGCCACAGATCCTGGAGCTAGCGCGAGCGGTCGAGCTGACCAGGTAGCGAGCGCCGGAGTGAGCGCCACGGTCGGCAGCGCCGAGACCGGTACTGCGGTCCAGGTCGCTGTTGCCGGTGTGAGGGTCCGCGAGACCTGCCCAGGGGTAAGCGTAACCGGTACCGCAGACCAGGTCAGGGTCGCAGGTACCAGGCTCACCCCGCCTAGCACGACCGGCGCCACCGGAACTGCCGTCCAGGAGGCCGGAGCGGGCGTCAGAGTAATTGCCACGCTTCCGGGTACCGGGGAGACCGGAACCGCTTGCCAAGACGCCGTACTGGGCGTGAGCGTGCGGGAAACCGGCTGCGGGACCGGCGTCACGACCACCGCAACCCACGTAGCTGTGGCCGGGGTGATAGTCCGCGCGGTCGGCCCAGGTGTTGGGATGACTGCAACAGCCGTCCAGGCCAACGTAGCGGGTGTCAAGGTGACAGCGGTGACGCCCGGTACCGGTGCGACGGTTACGGCCGTCCACGTGGCTGTAGCAGGCGTCAAAGTGCGTGCCGTTTGGCCGGGCGTGGGAGTAACCGCGACCGCAGCCCAGGTAGCCACGGCCGGAGTGAGCGTCAACGCCACCGGCTGCGGGGCTGGAGAAACCGCTACGGCCGTCCAGGTCGCTGCGGCCGGAGTCAGGGCTACCACTGGAGTCGCCACTACCGGCTGGGCCGCCCAGGTAGCGGTTGCGGGCGTCAGCGTCAGCGCGACCGGTTGCGGTACGGGGGTGAGCGGGACCGCAGACCAGGTAACCGCATTCGCCGGAGTCAAGGTGAGCAGGACCGGCTGGGGCGTCGGGACCACGGCCACGGCCACCCAGGTCGCCAGAGCCGGGTCGATCGTGACCGCTGCCTCGGTGATGGAGGGCAAGGTGGAGTCGAACGGGTCCGGCCGGAACCGCATGACCGGGTTGGGGCCTGCTCCGGGCCACCAGGACGCAACTGTGCTCCCCAGCAGCGGGGCCGGAGCCGGGGTGACCTCCAGGGCTATCCAACGCGCGTCAGTAGTCGATGCGATGGTGAGGTTCATGGTGGTGGTGGCACCGGCCACGCCATCCGCTGTGGACCGGAGCGCGCAGCAGTAGGCGAGGGTTGCGCCTTGGTCCGCCGCGTCGCCACCGGTCACAGTGCAGCCCGAGCCGGCAGCCGGTACGCCTGCCGCATTGAAGTCAGAAAGCGCAATCAGACCACGGGATCCAGTGGCTGTGGCGGTGAACCCCTGCGCCACAGACGTGATAGCGGACGCGGAGGCGTTCTCCACCACAGCGCCAGTTCCCGGGATGGCGCCGGAGTCATCGGTCCAGACCTGCACCAGGATCGCCGCACCGGTCGCCGCGTCAGTCTCGTGCGCCGTCACCGTCATCGCTGCTGAAGTCAGTACCGGAGCGGTCCACACGGCGAGCGCGCCATCGACGGCGGTCGAGACCTCTGGGTTGCGGTTGTGGGCTACCAGCGTATAGGTGAGGTGGACCCCAAGGCTGTCGGTGACAGTCGGATCGGTCGGCGTGTTACCCGTTCCGGTGTTATACCGCAGCCAGACTACCAGAAGAGATTTGGCAGGCGGCGTGAACGAACCCGTGGACGGATCGCCGGACGCATTCCAGACCGACCCCGGTGAGCTGGCGTCCAGCAACAGGTTCCCCACTGGGGCCGACCCCTAACGCCCAGCAGTGATCTGGAACGACTCGAATTCCTCGATCGTGTTCATCCCGTTGGCCCGCACCGCATTCATCTGCGCCGGGTTGAGGACGGTCGTGCCGGTGGGGACGGTGAAGGTCCGCGAGGAGTGATCCGGCACGCCATCCTCGCCCAGGCCGATCAGGATCTTGTTGAACTGGCAACCAGCGTCCCGAAAGACGGTGATGCCGGACAGCACCCGGGTCGCGTTATCGAAAGTTACTGTGATTCGGATGTACTTACCAACGTAGTCCCCGAACTCCTGCATCACCGGGGAGACTGATGGCTGCGGAACGCCCATGCCGAGCCCCCTAGTTGAGCGATTCGAGCTTGTATGTGTGGCAGGTCAGGCTGTTTCCGGTCAGGGAGAAGTTCGCGGTCAGGTCGACCACATTGGCAACCGTGGAATCGAAGCTGGTTCCCACAGCCGGTGTGACCGTAGGGATCAGGAACGATCCCGATCCACCGGTTCCGGGGACCGGTGAGCCAACCACGGACTCCGACTGCCACGCCCCGGAATGCATCAGGGTACAAGCGGTGCCGGGTGCGCCTCGGACTACCAAATCCCAGTCCAGCACCCACGTCACGTTGGTCTTGGCCACCGCGTTGAGTTGCATAGCCGAGCTAGCAGCCACAATGACCGATCCGAACTTGACCCGTAGCGTCAGGGTGCCCGGAGTGGTGATGATGTTGGAGATACGGCCCATAGCCCGGATCCGCAGGCCCTGGCCGATATAGGTCAGGGATCCAGCAGGCAGCGTGAATTTAGCCTGCGCGTTCAGCATCGACGTGTCAGCCAGGTTCGTTGTAACAGCAGCACCATCAGCCTGCTGGGAGACGAGCAGGCTAGTCCAGCCCTGATTCGGCATGTCTGGCCCCTAGCTGTTTCGCAGGAAGTCGGTGACGGTGACCACCAGGCCGCCGTCGACCGGCACCGGGAACCCTGTGTTATGCATGGATATCAGCTCGCGGGTCGCGTCCGCTGCGGCCTGCTCGTGGTAGAACACCAGGCCGACCGCAGTCACGCCGGGAGCCGCTGCGAACGTCAGGTTGGCGCAGTCGATTTCCAGCCGGTCGTTGGTATCGTTCTCGGTATAGACCACGGAGGCCGGGGTGAGGCGCTCGGTGTGGATCGACACGCCGGATACCGCGTCTAGGTCCGCGACCGTGTTGAGGTCCGGGTCGAGCGTACCAGTCGTGGTGCCGATAATGAGAGTCGCCCGCCACGCAATGGCCTGCACGTGCTGCCGGGCAAGGAGGTACTTGCCCCGGTTGTAGACGACTTCAGCCACTTCAGCTCCCTACCTAGTCACTGCCATTGAGGTGGTAATCCGACCTTCAACCAGCCGCCACTCGTCCCCACCAGCGCCGGTGATGATCAAGTCGTACACCCCACGACGGAAAGTGTAATCCTCGGTCTCGCTGCTGGGGATGGTGACCTTGACCTGGCGGGTACCCGAATTGACGGTGATTGCCGCAGGAGGGATCGTCGCTACGGGAACCGCATCCGAGCGCAGCTCTCTGATCATCATCGATCCAACATATCCAGTCAGATTCGCCGGACCTCCCACGACATCCACCACGAACTCTAACGTCTGTCCGGCTGGGATATCGAAGTCTCGTCTTGCTGTAGTCATTTATTGGCCTCCAGACGGAAAACGAGACTACTCACAAGACTATACCGCGCAGGTCGCTATTGCTTCACCCAGTCCTTGCAGCCGGAGGTCTTGAAATACTGGCCGGTCTTGAGGGTCACCAGACCGGGCTGGTTCGGGCTGTCGTTCACGCCCTGCGTCTTGATGTGGTCATCACCGTCATCGGCTGCGACGTGCCAGTAGCAGAGCGGGAAGTCCGGATCACTCGCTCCGTTGGTGCGGTACTTCCCGGCTGGGATGTCCTTACCAACGCGCCACATTCCCTCGCCAACAGTATTAGGCAAGGCATTGCCCTTGGGGGCGGCACCGGCCTTCGGCACTCCGGCGGCAGAGGTTGCGGCCGGAACGTCGATCCCGTTGTTGGAGGGACCTGCGCCACTCAGGATGGCCCACATCCCTGTGCACCCCACCAGAAGCAGAACTGCGAGTCCGACTAGGACCCAGGGCCAGCGCTTGGGCTTGCGCTTTTGCCAATATGGCTCCGGCGCTCCCAGCGGATCGGGTTGCCTGGAGACCCATTGGCCGTCATCAGGACCTGCATATCGCATTGCGTTCCTCCTCAGAGCGGTTACGTGGACTTGATGGTAACCGTCCCAGCAATGCTGCCGCTAACGCGGGAGGTTTGTGGTTTCCAACTCCTCCACAGCCTCCTGTCGTGCCAGACCCATCATCCGCTCAACCTCTGCCTTCAAAGCCGTCCAAATGGCCCTGGCACGGGTCGAATCAAACTCCTGCGTGTGGGGCCTGGGGTTCCAGCACATCGAGGCTGCGCCCAGCGCCTGCCCCAGGACCTCATCAAGGTCCAGGTCCTCCGTGCCGTCAGTGGCGGCACTGCGCGACTGCGCGAAGGCAAACGGCTCGGTCTCCGTAGCAACCGCAATCCGTTGCGCTCGCTCACCGATGCTGAGCTTGATGGCGTTCTCTGCCCACCAGGTCAGGCTGACCGGATCGATCCACCTGCAGTCGCGGCACTGCTCGACATACTCGATATACCGCGAGTTGGTCTTGATGGAGATCATGTAGTGGTCGCAGTTCTCGACCATGACCGCGAGCGGGCCATCGGTCTGATCATGCACCGCGTGGGATTCCAGCGTACGTACCGGGTTAGGTTGCGTCATGCCGCGACGCTACCGCCCCCGGTCGCACTGCCGCGAGGATCAGACCTTCTCGCCAATCGGCATGATCTCCATACCAAACCGAATGCCGTTCCGGTCGGTGAAGCTGATTCCCACCAGCCCGTCCTCGTTCGTCACCAGTTCGGACTCCGAGCCCTCATCCATGTTGAGTCGGTGCCGGAGCTTGGTGTTGCTGCGGATTTCCTCCGCCAGCTCCCGCGCGTAGACCAGTTCCAACGGCTCCACTGCTATCTCCTGCCTTGTGGGCCGCACTGAGCGGCCTGCCCTTCGCCATGGGTTGAGACTACTTCCCGCGCCGCTTGCGGGTACGCGCTGCCTTCTTGGCCATACGGGACCGAGCAGCGTGCGTCCGCCCCGCATTGGCTATCTTGGCTCTAGCCGTCTTGCTGAGGCCCTTACCGGCCATGCCCCGGTACGCGCGGTGCCGGGACCGATACACAAACCCGTACTTGCCACCTCGTGCGCTTACCATGGTCGGGAGTCTACTTCTGCGGACGTCCCAGGCAGTCCCGGCTGTGCCGACCCTCCTCGTTCCAGCAGGGCTTGCAACAGATCCGGCGACGCTTATCGGTCCGGCGTCCGCACCGGCACCACTTCGATGGAGCCGGCATCAGTACTCCCCACGGTCCTGGATCCGGCAAGCGCCCCACTTCCCTGTGACGCGGTGCGGGTACGTCAGTACCTCAACGTGGTGCGCGAGCCGGGAGCAGACGGGGACTACCCGCGCGTCCAGGAGGTTGGTCTGCACATGGTACGCCCACCAGGGGTACCACGGACCTCCAGGACGGTCCTGCTCACACTGCATTGGCGATGGGCTGGAACGCGCCCCACAGGAAGTCGCCCGCAGAGCGGAGCGCCGAGTGCAGCCAGCGCGCGGGAGTGGTCCGGAGTCGCACCCCGTGGCGCGGTACGTGATTCATCCGACTCTCCAGACGGTCATATGCGGTCCGGCGTTCCTGCGTCATCTTCCTGGCCCCTTCGTTTCGTTTGGCGCGGTTACGTATGGCTCTCGTCGGATGCACCGTAAACGGAGTTCCTTCAGCGATCGCAGTACGGATACCAACCACAAAGCTACCGACGCTTTGGTTAGGGGACCTGCCCTCACATCAGAAGCAGGTCCCCCTCCTATCGTCTCTCCGATACGCCACGGTTGGCTTCCACCCTACCGTCCGGTGACCAGCAAGGTCTGAGCTGTGTCGTTACCCTCAGCGCCAGATGCCAACTGGTTTTCAAGGGCCGGAGCCCTCGCAGCAAGGGTGGGATTCGAACCCACATCTGACCCCTAACTCCGCGCCATCCTCATGACTCGGAGGTCTGGGCTGCTCTTCCTGGTCCCGGTAAGGCACCTGAGCTACCTTGCTCCCCGCTCGAAGCCACTGCCGCGAAACCGTGGACGACGAACTTCTCAGTGACCATCGCGCGCTGGTCTTCCAGGATACTCCGGTTGCGGGGGTCCGACCTCCAGAGCCCTTCCCAGGATGCTGAGCACCATCCTTCGCGGATCGTACGGAATCGAACCGCACTAGGAGGTCGTACGCCCTCCACGAAGTCCCACGCGTACTAGGTCTGGTCCCGTGCCTTGAGCTCACCACCCAAGGGGGCCTGATCCGAGTCATCTAGCGCCAGAACTTCGATCCACCAGCAGCGCGCCACGATCCTTGCGGTAGGACCGTTGGCTTTTCTTCGAGCTGTGTGGGGGAACCAGCAGGAAGATCGAGGGCTGCCAACCCCTTCACAAAGCAGTCTAAACCGCCGTTCAGACTGCCGCTAGCCGGTCAGCCCTCGCGGGGGATCGAGCCGTTGAAAATGGCGTCGGTCTGGTTCGGCGGATCCACCTGCTCCGTCTGGTCAGTATCTGACGACTTGCCGTAGCGGTCCTTGTCGGCTTGCACCTTCGGTCGGTCCCGCTGCCACTCACGCTCGCCGAGCGCCTGGCTGATGGCCAGCCAGAGGTGCGCCTGCTCCTGGAGCAGCCTGACCCGCTTCGCATCCGTCCCATTCGTGACGTTGTTGGAGGCTCCGGCGGCCGCACCCACCGCGAGGTCGAGCGTGGTGCTGGAGTCGAGCGACAGCACGTCCTCCGGCGTCCGGAACACGTCCCGGCTGGTGTCGACCTTGCCAGCACCCTTCGGTCGGTCCAGGTGGCGCTCACCGCAGAGCGGGCACTTGACGTTTCCGCCATTGAGATCCAGGACCTGCACCTCGACTCTCTCAAGCTTGGCCAGCAGGTCCTCAAGTCCGTTACTCAAAGCTATGGTTCCTTCTCGGTTGGCGTTTGCCCCTTCGAGACCCATTCTCCCGACCGCAGAGGACTGCGGCTAGTACCGGGGCTCAACTTCCCTGCTTTGGCTCTCCTCGTTGGCCTCGACGGCTGCGCGAGGGCAGCTTGGTCGTGGTACGCCCCGGGCACTCGCGCTTGAAGCTGCCCTTGTCCTCGGTCCAGGGGTGCGGGTCGTGCCGCTTGAGCTTGTCGCAGCGCTTAGTCGGTACGTACGCCATCAGACCACCGCCCCGCAGAGGTACGCGAGAAGTAGCACCGCTGCGATAGCAACCCACAGGAATGCCTCACGGCGCGGTGTCATGACCGCTCGGCGCGCTGCTTCGCGTACGCCCGTTCATAGGACCGTCGCACCAGCCTGGCACGCCTCATGGTATCAATCCCGTGCCGGTAGCTGGTGAGCTTGCGGAACGGCAGGATCTGGTCCATGGTCCGCGAGTGCTCCTCCAGTCCCAGCACCGGAATTGGCGCGTACTCCACCTGATGGCCCGGTCCCTCCCACACAGAGTTGTGGAACCGGTGCAGCCGCCGCCCCGCGCTATACGCGTCGGTGCCATCCGCGTGACCGCGCCGCTTGCCACAGCGCCAGTGCGGGTACCCGCCGGAATAGCTCTGCGCCTCTGGATCCCAGGTCCTGGCGTTACACGCTCCCGCCAGGACTGCGCGAAGGTCCATCCACCGGTTATGGGTCCGGTGCCAGATCCTCCACCCGAGCGACTTCCAAGCGCTCCAGTGCCTGAACTCCAGCAGGTAGTACTTGTGGGATGACTTCACTGATACCTCAATCTCTGGCAGGACCTACAAGCGTAGGTCCAGAACGTCTTGTGCCTCCAGCAGAATCGGAGCCGTAGCAATCGGAGCCGTATCCACCTCACGGGACCACCACCTTGAACTCCATCAACCGCAACTCCTCCTCCGGCTCGATCCGTCGCGTCGGTGCCTCATGGTCGACTGGGTGCAGCTCACTCAGAACCGCTGCGGCCACCCATTCCAGCCCGTCCGGCGTCTTGATGTGAAGCAGGGCCGTCTGGCCCTGCATATCCACCTCGATCTCATCCATTTGGGGTCCAGGTCCTGTACTCCAGAAAGTCCTCCGGCAGCACGCCAGGCAGCAGGTACAGGTCCAGCGCCTCCTCGATCGTGCGCCGGACCTCCAGTTGGCTTTGAGTACAGAGGCTCGGGTGGTGCCCAGCGCGCAGACGCAGTTCCTCCAACAGTTCGCGCGTCGTCGCTAGCCCCAGATTGGCTTGGTCATTGCGGAACCCCAGTGAGGACCGCACCTTGTCAGACTTGCTCATGGCGCCGAGCCTCCTCCAGCGGCGAGACTGCGGCTACTGGCCTTGAACGCGGACGCCCACGAACAGTGGACCTGTGCTTCAGCCCGGGGCAATCCAAGTCACGCCACCCATCCTTCCAAACGTGTGGCTCGTGCCGTTCCAGTTCAGCGCAGCGTCTGACCTTCACCGGTCGCTCTCCTTCTCACCCGGCAACAACCGAGGCACCGGCGTCTCTTCAGGCGGCACCATCCCGGCCTCACTGGACCCATCAAAACTGTGGGGCAGCGAGTAAATCTCAGCCAATGCCTGGTGTGGCGGCATCGACCTTTCAGCCCTCGAAATTGGATCGATAAAGCCATCACCAAGTCCAAATTCCGACTCGGACCAACTGTCCACCTCACGCTTGTCACCTGGCATTGTACAGCCCTTCTACTCAATTCCTATCGAAGTAGGGGTATCTGGGTATCTGGGTTGACGGTCAGACTTAGCCCCTACGTAAACGTACCGGGGTAGAACCCCTGTTTTTTACGAATCTCTATCTTCTTTCCCGTAAACCCAGATACCCAGATACCCGATCTTGTAAATACCCACTTCTACCAGGTAATACATCCGGTATCTGGGTTGAGTGAAAACTCAGCTTCAACTCAGCTACCAACCCAGATACCGGCCCCCTAAACGATCTTCAACTCTGCCGTTACTCACCGGTACTAAAAACATTCTTTACTCGGGTATCTGGGTTGAGTATCTGGGTTGGGGGTAGCGGAGCGACTACCCCCACCCCTAGCGGAGCGACTACCCCGCGCCTACAACGCGGGCCCAATCAGGCCGCAATCGGAGCCCCGTTCTGAACCAGATCGGCCGCCCGTCGATCTTCCAAGTTTTCTTCTGATGCCCACGCCCCGTCAACTCCCTCCCCATCTTCGTAGACGTCAGCACATCCCTCCCGGCGACCCCATTCTCATCGCACCACATCTTGTAGGCGCGATAGAGCTTTGCCGGCTCCACGCGGTACTCATCATCCCCGAATTCGCACATGTCCTCCAGGCACTGCGCCAGGTCCGACACCTCCGAGCGGAACCGCCGGTTAGCTGCCACGGCCCGCATCGGGATCTCCTGCACCGAGTCCGGATCCGCAAGGTAGGCCTGATACCCCTCCACGAGCCACGCGAGGACGGCCTGCCGACCCTCCCCCGTCGCGAGCGACGCGGCGAACCGCGCATCCTCCTCCGTTTTGGGGATCTCGACATCAAACGGCACCACCACCATCCGTCGCCAGAGCGCTGCGTCAGCCCCCTCGATAGTTGGCGCGGCGTTCGTCAGCAGCCAGGGCGTGAAGCGCGGCACCATATCCACGTAGACCTTGGCCTGCAAGGTCCGCGCGGTCACCGGCGCCCCGCCGGTCAGCCGCTTGATCTGGTCTGGGTGCAGGTGCCAGCTCCGCGAGGCCTCCTCCGCGTAGACGAACCGCTTCGGTAGCACCCGGATCAGGTCTGGACGTGGCCTCTCGTCCTGGTTGTCGCGGAAGATCGTCATGTTGGCGGAACCCGCATACGCCCCCAGAGCGCCCGAGACCGCCTCTGCGAAGGTGGTCTTACCGGTGGAGGTTTCTCCCATGCATACCACCATAAGTCGGCGCGGATTACGCCCTAGCAGCGAGTACCCTGCCAGCTTCTGCAGCCAGGCACGGACCTCCTCATCCGGCTGGAACTTGGCCAGGAACTTCTCCCACTCTGGGAACCGCACGCCCTCCACGTACGCTGTTCCAGTCTCGATCGTGTTGTAGTGCTCCTGGACCGAACGCACCCGGCGCACCGCGCCTCCGGAGAATTCGAGTGGGAGTTCTACAGTCCCGTTAGGACACACCAGCTGACCGGTATCGGTATCGAAGGTCTCCGCCGGTACCGTGATCCCCTTGTTGCCCTTCGCCATATCTAGCATGGCAAGCAGCTTCCCCCGGTTGGAGGAGGACCGGACGAACTTCCGGAACGCGGCGCGCTCCTTGAGATCCTCGATGAACTGGGCCTCAGCCAGCATCCCCCGTACCGTCTTGGTCGCCATCCGGACGATCTCTTCAGTGGTGTCCGGCTCCCATACCCGGTCTCTCCAGATATACCAACACGCGTAGGCCGGCACCCAGCGGACCTCATCCCGCCACTGCAGGGCGAACCGTTGCCCGTTGCCGATATCGTCCCGCTCGAAGTCCATCCCATCCGAACCGCGATTGCGACGCGCGGCTGGACGCGAGACCTCCCCCATCTCACAGGGGTCATCGTCATCGGTGGGACCTTCCGCAGCAACCTTCCGGACCCCACGCGCTTTCATCGAGGCCCACTCGGAACCGGAGGACTCTGGACGCCGGAGCCTGAGCGCCTCCTTGTGCGCTAGCATGATCTTCCGGAGCGCGTGCTGCACACCGGAGTGCCCTGCCGCCGCATCACGCAATACAGACCAGGCACCGTCCCGCGCAGCGTCGTGCGCGCCTCCGTCCTCTCCGGCGGCCGAGATCTTCGCCATCCAGGCGTCCAGCGTGCGCTCCATCTTGGAGCACATATCACCATCTGGACGGTCCTTGATCCACTGGGCTACCTCGCCCGGATCCAGGTCCTCCTCTTCCCGCTCGATCCACTTCTTACCAGCGGTGAGACCGGCAACCCATGCCTCCGGCAGCGTTGCTAGCTCATCGAGCGCGGGAAACTCCCACTCGCCATTCTCGACAGCAGCGCCGGTAGTCTGCTCCCCCAACGGATTGAACCAGTGATACTGGTCTCCGGTCTTGTCGTGGATCGACGGTGCGACGATCACATAGCGGTGGTCCCAGCGGCATAGCTCGATCCCTCCGCCATGCGGCAGCTTGCCTGGCCACAGCAGTCCCTCCGGTACCCGGAACAGCCGAATGCCTGAAACCCCATCCGTCCTTGAGGTTGATCGCCAGGTCGGCGGTAGCTCTCCCCAATCTGCCTCTGCAGCGGCGAGCGTCGCGGCGCCATCCTTCCCTGAGTAGGCATCGACGTCAATCCCCAGCAGGTTCGGCGGCATCCGCAGCGCGATGTTCCCGTTGGGCTTGGTCCGGATCCAGTGCTGCACCTTTTCCGGCTCCGCCGAGCGACCCTTACCGCCGGTGTATCCCGTTGGGGGCCATGACTTCTCGCCGGGTGGCAGCGGCAAAGGACTCCAACCGGCGTTGAAGTAGTGCGTAGCGGCGAACGCGTATGGCTGGACCTCCGACAACGGCTGAACCGAATGGAGGTGCCGACGCGTCACGCTCCACCCCGCCGCGCAGCGATGCCTGCGGCGATGACCTCCCGTAGCACATCCGCATATGGGACCTCCAACGACCTAGCTTCCTGTAGCAGGAAGTCCATCTCATCCTGCGGAATATGGGTCTGCGCCTTGGGACCGATAGCCGGTCTACCCGGCTTCCCGGGCGCTGTAATGGTTTGAGTCATGATAAAAAATCCGATCCGTTAACGGAGGCGTAGCACGAACGATACGCCCCGCACGACCGGGCCGATCGAGGTATGCCGGGGGTCATCAATCCAACCTAGGCAGGCCGAACAGAGCCCTAGCCCCTCCACCATCCGAGCCTCGTGCAGCCGCTGCGTGCACCAGAAACCCTTGCGCCGCTTACGCTTTACCATTGAACCTCGCCCTTCCCGCGAGCACGGCGCGCTCCTTGACGCGCTTCAGGTAGGTGATGTTGTGCTTGATGGCGTCTCGGGCATGCTCCTTCCCCGGAAGCCAGAAGCCCCAGGCCTTCTGCCGGTCATCGGTCACGGTACCCATTGCGAGATCTGGGTTCTGCACCACCCAATAGCGCGGTCGGACCGCCCAACGCAGGATAGCGTTCACCTCGACCGGTGACAGCTCTGCGTTCATCTGCCGGAGCTTGAAGCGCTCCGTCACGAGCCGGGCGGACGGCCATTCGGCAATCAGGGCAATGAGTTCGTCACACTGACCGTCCTGGTTCCCGGTGACCTCCCCGGCGGTCCACCACTCGACGTTCCCCAGCACCGGGATGTCCGGGTCTGGTCCCATGGCGTCTGGGTGCACCGAAAAGACGGCCCAACCGGTGGTGCCACCCGGATCCACAGACAGGACCTGGTACGAGGAGGCATCGTCCTCTCCGCCCCACAGCCCCAACGCGGCTTCAGGATCCATCCAGGCCTCACTCACGGTCGCCCGCAGACCGCGCATCGCGCGCGGTTACCCCACAGGTGTGGACGTACCGACGACCAACGAACATGCCCTGCGTCTCGGCCACGAAACCACCGCCACAGCGAGAGCAGCGCGACGAAGCAGGGTTAAAGACTGCGGTCACGTCCTCCTTCCAGTTCCGCAGCGCATCCCCAACAATACCAAGCGCTTCAGCGAATCGGGCTGCCTCGGTGGCCGGGGACGGGTCGCCCAAGAACGCGTCCATCAGGAATACCACCTGGATGAAGTGCCGGCTGCACAGCGTCCTCCAGGTCGGCAGGTCATCGTTACTCATCCTGGGCTGTGGCATCTGCATCGCAGCGGGATACCCGCAGCCTCGTGCGCAGCACATCCTCCAAACCAGTTCCTCCTTGCTGAGGTGGCGGAACTGCAACCCGCCGAACTCCCGGGCGTCCCGCTTGGACTGCTCTATGGCGTCTGGATCGAACGACATCACAGCCACCACCCTAGGCGCTGCCCGGCCCAGCCGATCCCGAGCGCGCAGAGCACGACTAGCAGCGTCATGAAGATGAACAGGCCCCAGGGGAACGGGATTCGCCGGTCGGAGTAGTGCCAGGTCACATTTTCCCACTCTTCCGAAGCGGGAGGTTCCTCAGTCGGGAACCGCACCTCAACCTCAGGGTTCTTCTCGTCGTCAGGAGTAGACATCCCACACCTTCCCTACCAAAGCTAGGAGTACGGCCGTTAGGGCCACAATCAGGACTGCTGCACCGACAACAACGCCCAGCCTCCATCCACGGTTGAATGAGGGGCTGGGCGCTGCCCGGCGCTCGAAGCGAGCGCGCATGGGTTAACCCGCGATGCTCGGACCGGGCGCTGGACGATTAACTTCCAGCAGCCGGATGGCCCGGTCATAGGCCTCCGCCTCTGTTTCAGCGGAGACCGTCAGCGCCAGCCGGTCGAGCACCCGGCGCTCGGTCATAGCAACTACGGAAGTGCCGATCCCCTGCGGGACCTTCACCGCGTAGTGGTTGCCGTCCCGGATCGGCTCCGACTCGTGGACTTCCTTCATCTGGATAACCATGGTCCAATGCTTTCCCATATGCCCCAGCCCTTACAGTGCGTTGATGAAGTCGATGACCCAGCTGAACATGCCGTGCGCCAGGGCCGCGACGGTCTCCGGACCGAGCGCCCACAGCAGGGCCACGACCAGTGCTGCGCTGAGCAGCGTACCGATCAGAGCGGAAGGCCTCATGACCGTGCCGCCCCGGGGTTCAGCGCCCATTCGGAGTTGCTGATGGGCAGCAGCGGATTGATGCCTCCCGGGTCGGTACCCGGCTCTGCTCCGGCCACGTCCCACTGCCCGGTCGTGCCCCAGTTCGATGAGGGGATTCCGTTGGCTGCGAACGCATCCACGCGGGACCGGATCGAGCAGGACCGATCGAACTGGGCCATGAAGCCGCACGATCCGGTCTGGTAGCAGACCGGCCGGAGCTTGTCAGCCAGCAAGTGGAACTGCCAACTGTCCGGACCGCGTCCGTCCGGCGAGTCATACATCTTGCCGTTGTAGCTCCGGAGCGTGTTGGCGATACCGGCGAAGATCATCCGCCAGGGGAACTGCGCCTGCGTGCAGGTCCGCTTCCCGGCGTCCGCGAGCAGCGTCCGCAGATCGCAGACCCAGTGGATCCGGGTCGGCATATCATGCGGGAGTACGCCACGCGCCTCCTCTGCCGGCATACCCAACTCGATGAGTCGCTCATAGGCAGTCTGCGCATTGATCATGGCGTCCTCCCAAGCGTCCAGCATCAGGACCTGGGAAAGCTCCTGCTGGTTGACGCTCAGCGCACCGTCGTAACGCTCCATGATCGCCCGCGCACCATGGATCGACGCGGGTATTGGGACCTCTTTGAACCAGTCGCCCTCCGGCACCGCGAACCGCAGCGACTCCTGGGCGAAGAACGAGGCACGCGACCGCACCATCTGGTGCGTGATCGAGCGGGTCACGCCCTCGATCTGGAAGTGGAACTGGGCTGCCTCCAGCGGCCCATTGAGGACTGTGGACGCCATGTCATCGAGGCAGGCCCGGCGCTGCTCATCAGTGACCTCGGAGAGCGACCGGATCACATTGCCCTTGTACTGCTCGCAGAGCGCTGCGATCGAGCCGAGCGGGTCCGGGGTCGCGTTCAGCAGCCGCACCCGGATCTGGCCACGCTGGTCCTCCGGAATCGGCTCCCGGACGTACTGGGCAGCGTCAGCCGCTCGCACGAGTTCGCGACTGCCATGGAACGGGTCCGGGCAGATGTGGGTAACCTCGCCCTCCGCCTGAGTTGCCGGGTGGAGCTTGGGGTCATGCGACCAGCAGGTGGGGCACTCTTTACTCGCCACGGCGAGCCTCCAAGGTCTCGTCGCAGCAGCTCTTCAGCGTCGCTCCGGCGAGTGCGGACAGCACCGCACCGTCCGCGCCGCGTGGAGTGGTCGGCATGGCTACCATGGCGAGGTCGCCACGCAATCGCAACTCCTCCAACAGTTTCCGGGTCGTCACCTTGCCAAGCTTCATGGCTTCCCGCCCTTCGCGACCTGGATGATGAATGCGATCATGAATCCGGACACCAGGATCAGGCCCATCAGTTGGAAGTACAGCGTCCAGGTCACAGGTGCCCCCTCACGACGTAGCCCAACGCGGCGAGGAATGCGACCAGTCCGGGAGCGAAGATGGCAACTGCCACCCAGGCCATGGTTCGGGATCCGGTGCTACTGCTACCGGAGTCATGATGCCTTCCTGGGGCTGGCGGTCTGCCTCCCCAGGTGTGAGGTGGCGGCTTTGCCTTCTTCGCCATCTCAGATCACGCCGTGGCCGTGCAGCAGGTACCCGACCACCGAGAGGATGACGGTCGCCGGAACCGCCAGCAGGGACACCGCGATCACCACCATCGACTTGCTGCCGCCACCGCTGGACTTCTTGGGAGGCTTGGCGCCCCCGCCGGTCCGGTGCGAGGTCTTGCCTTGCGGCTTGTTGGTCTGGATCCGGCGACGCTGACCGCCGCGACCACCAGGGTTAGAATTCGTCATACCACACCGTTCCCGTGAAGTAGATACCCGATGATGAAGAGGATTATCAGGGCTGGCGTTCCCACCAACAGAGCGGCGAACGCGATGAAGCTGTTGCCGGAGCTGCCTGAGCCCTTCTTGGGCGGTTTGGCTCCGCCGTGGTAGGTGATCTTCGGACCCTTCCGGCCCGAGCCTCCACCACCGGTCGGCCAGGACGGCCGACCCCAGTCACGCTCTGGATTACCCATAGAACTCTCCTGTTGGTCCGTATCGGGTGCCGAGCCGTTGCCCGGCCTCCGTCGTCCGCCGCTTCCGCAGCGCCCGCAGCCCTGGGTCGGTCGGTTCCTCGTACCCCTCGTGATCCTGCGGTCGAGCCGAGCACAGCGAACCATTCTCAAGTTCGTGACCACAGTGCCCCGCCCGGCTAGCTTCCACGTAGCGGTGCGGAATCGTCCGGATGGTGTCGGTATCCCGTAACGGTCGCGGAAGCGCCGGAGGATTGGACTCAGCGGGATCCATGCCCTTTGAGGCCTCCATGCGCCGGTGCGCGGCGACCGATGACGGGTCGGCCACCATGACGTAGTCGAGCGCCACCATCAGCTCCTGCAGTTCATCCGGCAACGGGCTCAGCAGGTTCGCCAGACCGGTATGGGAACGCAGCAGGTTTGCCAGCGCTCCTGCAGTCTCCGGCGTCATGCCGGCTTCCACGCTCCGGCGGTCGGCATAGGTATTGGTGGTGACGTGAACAGTTCTACCGTCCCAATGCCGACGATCGGGAAATCTTGCCATTTGGTCCCTCCTTAGGTGTCGAGGTTATCCGATCCAGAACTACTGCCGATAGTGCTCCGGCCGTACTTCACAACCGCGAGTGTGGAGTGTCGAGCTGCGAGGTAGATCACCTGCAGATGGTGCTCGATGACGTCACCGGCGACCGGTATCACCTCCAGCAACTCATCGGCTCGATCCAGGTGCTGCAACGGTGTCAGGTCCCAGTTCTCGTCACTCATCCTAGGTACCATCGTCATCTTCGTTCTCCTCATCGTCATCCTCTGGATCGATTACAATCAGCCGCTTGACGTAGATGGAGGCTCCGAACCCACCGGAGGACTTCCGCGCCTCCACCCAGATCACGTCCAGGTCCTCCCGGATCTCTTCCAGAGCCTTGCGGTACTTGGGGAAGTCATACCGGGTGATACGGACGTACACATCCTCCCCACCGTCGTCATAGGAGTGCAGCACGCAGGAGGTCGCCAGGTCCGGACGCTTGACGCGAGCGCGGATCGTCTCCATATCGTCACCGGTCCGGGAGCGCTCATCCTCCAGGACATCCTTGTATTCCTTGAGCTTTACCATCCCCACGAAGTAGATCGTGCTGTCAGCCTTGGCGTCCAGGATCTTGTCGCTGTCCGCGTTCGGAACCGGGAGCGGGATCGACCGGTTGGCGATTGCCTCGCGGACGGAGTCCAGGGATAGTTTGACCCGCAACAGCCCGAACGGGTCATCCCCCTCGATCTGCGGGATCATCTTGGCTAGCTTGGCCTCCCCGATTCCCTTGACCCGCAACAGGTCCTGGGCGTTCCGGAACGGCCCGCGCGCTTCGCGGTCCTCCATGATGGTGACGGAGAGCGCCGGTCCTACGCCCTCCAGCTGCAGGAACCCTGCCACCACACGGCCGTCCGGCGTGGGCGCCCAGGTATCGCCGGAGTGCTTGAGGTCCACGCCCTCGACCCGCACCCCGTGCGCCTCCGCGTCGCGGATCAGCTTGGGCCACTTATCCTGCTTGATCTTGGAGAGCTGTGCTGCGTAGAAAGCGGTGGGGTGATTGACTTTCATGTACTGCGACCAGTACCCGATGATGGTGTAGGCCAGCGAGTGCGAGTAGACGAACGCATAGGACGCGGACGTCACGACCCGGCCCCAGACCTCCTGCGATAGCTCACGCGACGCACCATGCAGCGACGCGGCACCTTCCGCGAACGCTTCGAAGGAGGAGTTGAAGGCAGCCTCGCCCAGTTTTTTGGAGATGATCCGGCGGATGTCGTGCACCTTCCGGACCGGGAGACCACCAAACTGTGCGAGGGCATGGAGAATCTGCTCCTGGTAGATGATCTGGCCCTTGGTCTGCTCAGCAATCTTATCGATCACCGGGTGCAGCGGGGAAGGCTCCATCTCACCGTGCTTCACCTTGATGTACTCGGCTGTGGTACCGGAGAAGAGCGGTCCAGGCCGGGAGAGCGCGTTCACGTCGATCAGCTCGAATATGTTGTCAGGCCGCAAATCTCGACCCACCAGCCGGGTGGCACGACCTTCGAACTGGAAGATGCCGATCACGTCATTGGCGTGGAATGCAGCGATCGTCGCCGGGTCATCGAGCGGGAGCCGGTACAGTTCCTCCAGCGTCATCCCGGCGAACCGCAGGGCCTTCGCCAGCATCCCCATAGTAGTCAGCCCAAGCAGATCCATCTTCATCAGGTTGAGGTACTCGGCATCATACTTGTCGACCGCAACCGCAGTGATCTCGCGGCCCTTCACGACCCGTGTGTACTGCGCGGTGATCTCAGCGATCGGCTGCGTTGTGACGACGACACCGGCGGAGTGCGTCGACATCGAGCGGTAGTTGCCCTCCAGCGTGACCGCAATCCCAATCTCTTCTGGGTATTTGGCGAAGATCTCCTGTGCACCCTCGAACATCTGGATAGTATCCATCAGGGCCGCGTCCGCGCGGGAGTCACCGCCCGAGCGCTCCACCAGCATCCCCTTCAGCCGCTCAATGTCAGAGCGGAACGCCGGACCCTGCTCCGCCCGGTGCACCACCTGGACGTCCTTCAGGGAGTTCTTCCCCTTGTACTTGGTGAAGGTGCCAATGTTGCCAACGTAATCCCTGCCGTACTTGGCCTCAAAGTAAGCGCGGACCTCGTGCCGGCGCTCATCCTCAAAGTCCACGTCGATGTCAGGCAGGTCCTCACGGGTGGGGTCGATGAAGCGGGAGAAGTCCGTCAGCGGGAAGTCGAGTGGGTCTGGCTCGGTGATACGAAGTAGCCAGCAGCAGACCGACGCGGCGGACGAACCACGACCCGGACCGACCGCAATGCCGTGATCCTTCGCCCAGCGGATCCCATCCGACACCATGAGGAAGTACGAGACGAATCCCTTGGGAACAATGAGATCCATCTCAGCGTTGATCTGCTGCACGTAGTTCTCTACGCCGTTGCGAGCCGGGTCCCACCCCTGGCTGACTCGGTACTTCCAGCCCTCCCGCAGCCACGCCCAGAGGAGTTCAACCGGCTCGATCGGCGTGCTCATGCTATCAGCCCTGCTAGGATGAAGCAACCCAGCGCCAACAGGAAGAGGAAAGCCATATACGCCAACAGTTGTCTCTCTTCCTTGATCATTCAGGCCTCCCAGACCCAGACCGCTACGGATCCAGGAAAGCGCTCGCTGCTCATCGTCAGCTGGCCGCCCAAGCGGTTACCGGCGACCCATCCGGGCAACGGATACTTGGAATCCAGCAGGAATCCAGCCGACTCCCGGACCGCGTCATCTACCTTTTCGCTGTACGGTCGGCCCTCGACCCTTGGAGCCCATGCCAGATACTTCACCACTTCATCTCCTCTGCGGTTGCGGGGTACTCGAAACGGGGAGCCTTGGGCAGGACTACGTTGCATCTCTCCGCAATGGCGGCCGTGTTCCGGCACGCCTCTGCCGCCGCAGATGGCGATAGCCCGGCACGACACAGCCGCTCATAAACCTCCGCATCGGAGCGTGGTATGTAGTCCGGGACCTCATACTCCCAGCCCTCCATTTGTTGGGCGATCGTTGCGGAGCCTCGCCCGGCTGCGTGTAGGGTAGCGCGGACCTTATGCAGTCCAGGCTCAGGGGTATGGACATCGCACGTGGCAACGAGCGGGACACCCAATTCCCGGCCCATCCTCTCCCAAGAGGCATTGAGCTCCAGGGCACGGGGCAGCTCCGGGAAGATCTGGCACTCCAGGTAGTACCGGTCCCCCATCAGGTCCTTGAAGCGGCCTGCCACATCCAGGGCACGCTCCCAACTGGCGTCTTCCGGTGGGATTGATTTCCCACCAAGTAAGCTGCAGCTGAGTAGCGAATCTGCACAGCCCGATGTCGCAATGAGACCTTCCTGGTACTGGGCGAAGTTCTTCCCTGTCACCGTTGGCCATTTGTAGAACGCCTTCCAGGATTCGCTCACCATCCGATAGAGATTCGCCAGGCCGTCCTGGTTCATCGCCAGGATCGTCTGGTGGAACTTCCGCGCCTCCTGCTCGCCGGTCGCAGTGTAGGCCTCCAGACCGAAGAGTGGCTTGATACCCGCTCGGTTACAGGCCTTCTCGTGCTGTACGTGCCCGGAGGTGTTGCCATGGTTTGTCTCGGCGAGAGCCGTCATGCCGTATTCGGCAGCAATCTGCGCATGCTCGGCAGGCGTACCGAGCGCATCGAGATACGAGAACGTGCTAATTGTGGTGATGGATGCTCACAAACTTCATATGCTTCTCAATCACCGGGCACCCCCCATCTGCCCGTCCAGGGCTTGTCGCGCGAGGCTCGCTCTGACTGCCGCGCTTTCGCTTCGGGATCGGACCACTTCTTTAGCATCCTCTGCCGTTGAGCCTCTCTGCGCTCCGGACTCCAGCCCTTGAATACCGGAGTCGACTCAACCCTTTGCCGCTCCGCTAACTGGCGCGCCTTGACCTCATCCGGCAAGTCATACTTCTGGTGGCATGAGCGGCACATCGGCTGATAGTTCTCGACCTCCTCCGGATTAGTCCCATGGATATGCGACCAGTCACAGGCGCGTTTGCCGCATTGACAATTATGCTGATTGGCCAAACCTCGCAGCCCGCGAACCTTCTTGTGACGTCTTTGGTATTCAGCATCATTCGTCGCCATGACCTGAAGACTACTCTGATGATGAATCTGCCGATATAGCGTTCACCCGCCTCCACTCCGGGCAACTGACTTCTTCACCGCGCCGATGGCGGACCTCACGACGCATCGGGTTATCGACCTCAACCAGGGCCTTGCCGCAGTGTTCGCATTTCATTTGCCGCAGAACCTCCGGTGCTCGCGCTCTTCATCGCCAAATATCCAGACGAGACAGAGCCATCCGCCGCAGTCGCAACATCTTTGGAACAGCCGGCAGATCATCGCAGCCGGACGAAGTAACGCCACTTCTGGTTGCAGGCCAGCATACTGGCGTTCAGCCGCAGTTGCTGGTCGAGCGCTCCCTTACGGGTCCAGTAGTGCCGCTTCCCCTCCTGCGGTGTCAGCGAAACCTCAACCCAGGTATGGTGGTTCATCTTCATCAATCGCCAACGCTTGATACGGATCGCCATGACGGCGTTGCCCCCTCCTGACCCTGATAGTGGGAGTCCAGCCCGGGACTACCGTACGGGCGCTCGGCCGGTGCGTCTAGGTTCAGAAACGACAGCTGAGCGATGACGTCACCCGGCTTGAGAACCAGGACCTTCCGGCCATCGTTCTTGAGCTCCAGCGTGATGTCGCCGCAGAACCCCGCATCAATGAATCCGGCGGAGTGGACCGTGAGGAATTCCCTTGCCCAGGTTGACTTGCCCTCGATCCGCGCCGCGACGTGCGACGGCAGGTTCATCCGCTCCAGGACGCTAGCCAGGACGCACTCACCGGGCAGCAGCGTGAAGGCGAAGAACTCATCCAGCTCTACCCGCTCGCCGGACGGGTGATGGATGAACTCCTCACCGATCCGGACGTCCAGAGAGCACGGCTGGACCTGGCGCTCCATGATGGGGCCGTAGCGCTGCTCCACCAGATCCGGCGTGTAGACGATTGGCGGGTCACCCTTCAACGCATCGAGGATCATCCGATCGTTCCACATCACAGAACCTCCAACTCTTTCAGCCGCAGGAAGAGGTTCAGGTCATCGATGTGACGCTGGGACTCCGCCGCATGCCACTTACCGGTCTCCAGCGCATCCCTGAGCGGGAGGGATTTGGACTTGGTAGAAGTCCGCTGCACGATATCGATGATGCCGGTATCATCCATCCAGCGGTTGATCTCGCCGTTCAGACGGTTCCAGCGGTTACTGGCTTCGTCAGCGATCTGCTGGGACTTGCGGATCTTTTCCCACTTGAGCTGGATCCACTTGACCTCCTCAGGGCTGAGCCGAAGTCGGCCCTGTCCCAAACGCCTGGTTTCAGGAGCGGGAATCCATTCGTAGTCGCTCACCAGAACTCCTTCCTGAACCAGGCACCGAAGGTCTCCCAGTGCCCCTCCATCGTGTCACGATACGGCTTGTGGTGCAGCGCGTACGCAGGATGCACCATCGGCCAAAGCGTCCGACTGCCCTTGAGAGAGATCGGCTTACCGGCGCATTGCAGGATACTGCGAGTCTCGCCCTCCGGCCGGAAGACGGAGAGCGCCACGCTGCCCGCAGCGAGGATCACCGGCGGGCAGCAAAGCGCAATGTACTCCTCGCGGAGGTACGGAGTGGAGGCCTCGACCTCTTGCCAGTCCGGCGTCCGGTTCCCAGGTCCCGGCCAGTACTTCACCGTGTTGGTGATGAAGTAGTCTTCCGGCTCCAGTCCGGCTACGTCAGAGATCAGGGACCGTAGTGCAACACCGCTAGCTCCAACGAAGGGCCGTTTTTGCACGTTCTCCACCGCTCCGGGTGCCTCACCCACGATCAGCACCTTAGGATTGGCGCTGCCCTCACCCGGGACTAGCGGCACCCCGTCTCGCCGGAGGTGGTCAAACTTGGAGTCCTCCCGGTACGCGTCATAGATCTCTGCCAGCATCATGGCCTAGGTTCTTCCTGGCGATACAGGCAGCTTCCAACATAGGAGTGGCTATCTCCGACGCACTTGCTACCACAGGAAATGGGGGTCTCGTTCAGCTTGACCGGTGTGTTGGACCGCTTCTCTTCAACCGCGCGGTCGATCATGTCGATGGCCAGGAAGCAGTGCCCGATGAGATCCATCAGAACCTCACGCGGCTGCTCCCCAACCAACTCCTCGCCCTCCCACAGCGACTTGCGGAGCTTCCAGATCTTCCGCCATAGCTCGGCGAACTGGCCCTGGATCCCAAGTACGTCTGCGTTCTCGAAGCCTTCCGGGAACCCTGGCATCGGCTTGGAGGTGTAGTCCTTGTTCTTCTCCAGGAATTGCTCGATGAACTCCTGGACCAGCCGGACCGTGATACGCTGCGCGGCTCTCATCCGCTTACCTCCCACCATTGACGGCGACGATCTCGCCGGTCTGTGCAGCCGGACCGTTCAGCACCGCAAAGATCACCTCAGCGACCTCGCGCTTGGTGATCTTTCGTCCCAATGGAGTCGAGCCTAGCTCCTTTGTCTCCGCTGCCTCTACAGACCATCCGCGAACCTCCGGCACGCGCTGATCCACGTATCGCGTCATGGGGGTGCCCTCGACCTTTCCGGGCGCTACCGCATTCACGCGCCATCCCATCCCGGCCAATTCGCGGGATGCGACCCGGACCGCCATCTCAAGCGCGGCCTTGGAAGCGCAGTAGGCCGCAGAGGTCCGCATCGGTCGCCAGGCCGCGTCAGAGGTCACCGCCACCACGTTCATCGGGACACCGGTCCGCACGGCCTGCAGCTGCTGGATCGTAGAGAGGAACCCCCAGACATTGACCTCCATCAGCGAGCGGAAGGTCAGCTGGTGCAAGTCCTTGATCCAGTCAAGCTCATTGATCCCAACGGAATAGACCACATCCGTAGGGGTCGCCGCAGCGATTGCCTCGCGCAGCGCTGCCTCATCGCGGATGTCGAAATCCTCCCGGCCGTAGATGTTGACCTCAGCAAACTGGAAGCTCTCTATCATGGTGTACTCAAAGAACTCCCGACCGATCCCAGACGTACCACCGAGAATCATCAGCCGCCGCATCACGCGTCCTCCTTGATGAGCTGGGTGACGATACCAACGTTCTCATCCTTCACGCCGAACACGAAGTTGGCGCCAATCCGGAGCCGGTGCCCCGGCACATGGCCCTTCTCATAGAAGGGGTGTGGATCCAGGAAGTTCTTCCAGGTATCCAACACGAACGGCGTCTTGTGGTCGAGATCCTGCAGGTACATGTTGGAGGTAGCGTGCGGAACGAAGATCGTGGCGGAGCAGCCGGGAGCCAGCACCCGTCCCATATCCAGAATCAGCGGACGGGGGTCGGCCAGGTGCTCCAACAGGTTGATGCAGAAGATGCCGCCCACGGAGTTCGTCGGATAGGCCGACAGAAGATCCCGATCGGCATCCCAGTCCGGCCACTCCAGACGCGTCACACCGGCGATGAATTTGGTGCCCGGTCCCAGATCCAGGATCAATCGGTCGCCGCCCCAGAGCGCCGGTACCCAATCCGGTAGGCTGCGAGCCAGACCGAAGAGCGCGACCTCCAACGGCGTATCGTCACCTAGCTCTGCCGTGTACTCCATCGTCACTGCTCCTGCTCCCAAATCTTGAGATCGTTGAGGACCTGTCCACGTAGACCAGTCAAATTGCTGGCCCGACGCGGCCAGAGGAAGTGCTTGTTGTAGGGCTGATCTCGGAGGATCACTCGATCGGCGTACCAGATCCGTGCCGCTGCCTCCACCATCTCAGGAAGGTCATCGACCACACACGCTACGCGAGATCCGGCCTGTGCGTATAGCTCCTGGTACTTGGATCCCTTGGTCTCCAGCCGATCGAACAGCACAGCGTCATAGACGATCCCGTTACGCCGCAGCCACTCCCGCGTGTCCGGGTCCACGTTATCGAGCCGGAGGTACGGTCTGGTGGTGCACAGCCACACCTGAGCGCCTGCCGATCGGATCGCCCGGGTGAGTTCGGAAGCACCCGGATAGCACGGCATCCAGCGTTTCCAGCCGCCCTGGCGATACGCAAGCTTGGCCTCGCGGTACTCGTGCTGCTCGACCCCCATCCACTCCCACATGGGCAGACCGGGATTAGGATCCTCCCACT